TTACACTTTTTTTGCACTGTCCTGTGCGGTGTAATCCTTTAGACTCGTGATTTTGTCGAGAGCAATTTCAATTTCATTATCAGTTTTTGCACGATACTCGTCGATGAGGTATGAGTAGATTCGAGTGGTGGTTCCGAGGTCCGAATGTCCAAGTCGCTTAGAGATAGCATAAATGTCGACACCCTCAGCGAGTAAATAGGCCACATGAGTGTGTCTAAGGGAATGAAAGTGAAAGCCATTTCGGGCAATATCAAGATCACTTAGGAGCCTTCTCAGTGTCTGATTCACCGCATTAGATGTTGGAATGGTCCCGTATTGATTAGTAAAGACGTATTCATCGCGCTTGTGTTCCTGCATATCTTTTAAAACGTTAGTAAGTTGCTGATTGATCCGAATCACTCGGACGGACGATGCTGTCTTAGTGGGAATCTGCTTTTTGGTGGATTCGTTCCAGGCGTGGTTGACAGAAATTGCCTTGAAGTTCAAATTTATATCTTTCCACTGTAATCCCTGAATCTCTCCCAGTCGCATTCCAGTGAGGATAGCTGTTAGAATCATGGAACGTGAGGTGAAATTGTGACTGGGATTCTCTAAGATGGCTGCGGTCAGTGTCTGAGTCTCTTTCATGTTCAGGTAGTCAATCCTGTGGGTGCGACTGTCGTCCCATACTAGCTCAATTCCATCGGTAAAGTCCTTGACGATTAGCTCTTCGTAGATGGCATTTTTAACACAAGCCCGTATTAAGGTGTTGACTTTGTGGACGGTATCCCGGGCATGTTTCTTGCCGTAAGTGGTCATGAATTTCTGATAGTCACGTCGAGTTACCTTTTCGATTTTTGTGGTCTTGAAGTATTTTTTGAGTTCACGGTAAGTGATCATGTATCGGTTTTGGGTCCGAGGGGAGACCTTAGCCAATTTGAAATCCCGGAACCACTTCAGAAAGTACTCTGAGAAGAGGTGAGACGCTTTTTCACCCTTTAAAGGCTCTCCTCGTGATATTTTTCCTTCCCAATCTGCCGCCAGTAATTGGGCGGCTTTTTTGGTGGCTAGGCCGCCTTGATTAGCAGTTTTATACTTTCCGTCCTTATCCTTATAGGATACGCGTATTTGCCATTTACCGTAGCGCTTGGTAATACTTGCCATTTTCACTCCTCCAAACAAACGTGTGTTCTTTGTGACGATTAAAGAAAAGCCCTGAAAGGGCCTAAGCACATATTTATCTTTTAATGTCACTATTTTTGGGACAATGCTTCTCCCGGAATCGAACCGAGGGGAGTCACCAGACAGAAGCTATTACGAAACTTTGTCAGCATCTACTAAAATAATGGGATCTTTGTAGTAATCTGCGGATATGCCAGAGTTGATCTGATTGTCATTAACATGGCTCTTACCAGTTATGGTGCCATAAACGGTGGCATTGCTATGCTCAGTCAGCTTGCCGGTTTTACTTGAGTTAACGACAACAAGGTATTTTTGACTAGAAGAATTACCAGTTAGTAATATGTGATATTGCTTTGAGTTGTCAGCGCCTAAAGACGTGATATTTCCGGTAATTTTAACAGGTTTATCAAACAGCTCGTTATTGTTGTATGACATCATGCGGCTGGTATCAAACACGTTATCAATTTTATGATAACGGTTTGTTCTTGCTGAATTTCCACTAGATTTAGTACTGTATGGTTTTGAGCTACTGCTTATTTTAGGAATAAATTCTATGGAAGCAGTTGGTTTAAGATCACTCTTACTGTATTCAGTGCGCTCGTAAATTTTTTTCTGCATTTCATTATAAGCAGTCTTAGATGGTGAAACTAAGTATTCGGAAATCGATGAACCTCCTTTAAGGCTGATTTCAAAGGACCCTTTTTCATTAGCCCTTACTTTTTCATAAGGCAAATAAGTGTCTTTACCATTTTCGGCTAGTAAAGTTACGAAACCATTTGAATTTGTTTTTCCTTTAATCATAAACTTCTTGTTTTCTGTTCCGTGTAGAGTTTTAGATTGCTTAGAGTTGTCGAGGTATATGAATTTTTTCTTGTAAACACTAGCCAATTTAACTCCTGCAATTATTAAGAAAATAGAAAAAAGCAAAATGACAATCCAAGCCCAAATATTCTTAAACCATGGTATTTCATTCTCCATAATCTTCTCCTGTGAATATATGTACAGCTTTTAACGTCATCAGTTTTGGACGGAAATATTAGTCTCTAACGCATTAAAATCTAATCAATACGTTTCTTCTAGTTATTGATGCACTTTTTAAATCGTGAAATTACAGCATTTAGTAGATAGCTAGGTATGCCAAATTGTTCCATAAATGGGGATACATTATTGAAGGTATATCCAGTAACATCAACATAAATAGGAATCAGAATGTCTAATCCAGTCATGTTCGCCGCACGTTCATACTTTGATTTGTTTGAGAAGCTAGAATAGTAGAGTGTTCCTTCATCGCCATTAACGACGTGCCCTAGTTCGTGAGCCATTTGGAATGGTATTTCTTTTTCCTCATGCCAATTCGTATTAACAACAATTGTTTTAGTATCAGGGCGGGATGCAGAAGGAGTATGACAATCAAAATGGTTGGTTAAAATTACGGTTATTTTATGATCGTACGCGTATTTCATAAGATTAACGATAATTACGTCCATATAGCTAGTCCTTCTTCCCACCCCTGAGCAAACGCTCCATATACTCTAAGTCTTCATCAGGTATAATTCGACCTTCAAAGGTCATAATTTTCTTTTTATCGTTGATTTGTTCCTTAAGGTCAACGTATTCGGGCTTGTCAGGGTCAGAATTGTTGTCAATATAGCCTGCTAACCTCATAAGATGGTCATAATCCGTTTCATATACCTCAGCCAAAATCTTTAGAGTTTCTGGGGTTGGCTTTATGATATTCCCACGACGACTTTTGCCTTTTTCTAAATCAGAGATATATGAGTGGCTAAGTTTTCCATTGGTTTTATCGGCTACAGCGCGTAGTGACTGTGTTCCTCTTAAGGAACGTAAATATGGTCCTAATTTGTCTGCCATTGTTTACACCTCCAAATGCATTGTAATCTATAGTTTACAAAAATGATATTATTTTTATGTAAGACATGGTTGACAAACGGTATTCTGTGGCATACAATAGTTTTTGTAAGATATGTCTTACAAGTTGAGGGGTGAATAAGATGCGCAACAATATCAAATCCTTACGGCAAGAAATAAAAATGTCACAGACTACGCTGGCAAGAGAAGCTAAGATTTCTCGACCATATTTATCAGATATTGAAAACGGTCATGTTCCCAGTTTGATAATTGCTTCTCGTATTGCGGGAGTATTAGGAAAGTCGATTGATGATGTTTTTTTTGCTAAAATGTCGTACATGGTTGACAAACGACCTGAGGAGGTGAGCTGATGAAAAAGCATGAAGTGATTCATTTTTACAAGTCAGGTGGTTTTAATCACTTGGTAAATGTCTCTGTTGATGATAATTTGTTTGCCGCAGTTACCTTTACTGATAGTGAGGTGAAACGAATTGAACAAAAATATCCACTAGCAAAGGATAATCTGTTTGCACTAGTGGACGGTGTAGAAATTAAATTAAAAGATTAAAGACCGAATTTGTTTTCAATTAGCTTAGCTGCAACTGAGCTAAAAATGTTTAATGAGGCTGAACTCATCTTAGAAGCAATTGTAGATTTGGTTTCCTCCCAATTCGTGTCGTCTCGGATATTGTCGAGAAATTCATGACCTTTGTACGTAATCTTCGTAAAGGCATAAGCATCAGGCATCTGTTGATACTTTCTGCCATCTACGAAGCCACCATCTATCAGTTCAACAAACGTATAGTAAAACGTATCTAGGTCAAAAAGATCAGATATATTAGAGGATTCAATTACTTGCTGCAAGTCCGACTCTGAGCCACCGCCATAAGGGACGAGTTCTAATAGCAAGAGTAAATCTCTGACACATTCATGATTAAGTTTCATAATTTATCACCTCCTTCAAGTATCAATTGTACCAGAGAAGGTGAGTGATATCGGTAGCCTGAGGAGGTGAGCTGATGAAGAAAGAAGAGTTCGAAAGCGCAGTTCTTACAGAAATTCGTAGTTTAAACAAAACGCTCAAGATTATCGCTAGTAACCAAGAGCGTCACGAAACGTCATTGTCATCGGATGAATTGTCCAAAATGGTCAAAAATGACATCCGGCAAAGTATGAGAAGTGTAGAGAAAGAATTACTTAGCTGATGTGTCGTCAACTAAGAACTCTTCTAGAAGGTTATGAACTGCTCGAAGAGTGGATACTTGAAAGCTGCTGCTAACTTTAGTGGCGATCTTTGATGCTATGAGATTACTATCCGAATTATTGTTAATGATTTCGGTTACGGAATCTCCAATTGTTGATACAAACTTTTCAGTATTCTGGTCGTCCAAGGCAGTTTTAACAATTTTATTGAAACGCTCTTCAAATTCTGCTTTTTCCATGATTATCACCTCCTTACGCACTAATTGTACCAAAAGAGGTGGCTAATATTAACTTTTCAAAGAACGGGGGTGACACTATGCTCCAAGTTCTAGCAGCAGGATTACTAATTCTTGTGATTGGACACTGCTCATCAAACTAATAGGAGGTGGCAAAATGACACGGCAAGAAAAAATTGAAATGGTAGCTGGCACGTCAAATCATTCAGCTAAGTTCATTGAAGAACTAACCGCTGATAACGATCAGCTACTAGAAAACTTAGTTGTGGTTGCTAAGGCACAAATTGCTAATGACGCAAATGAATCAGCCTTTGAGGCTATGGCTTAATTTTAGTGGAGATGGGTGGCAAGTGGAACTTTACCCGTTTCCAAAGGAGGAGTTTTATGCAGAGCAAGTTCGGAAAGCAGCTTGATCTTTTTCTTGAAGGAAACGACCAGGTTAAAGCTAAGGATGTGGCAGAGTCTGTGCCGGTATCGGAAGGGCAACTCAGCCGTATGCGAAAAGGTGATAGGCAATTTACCAAGCAGTCGGTAAAGGCAATTGCGATGATGGCCCACGCAATTACCGTTAATTATTCGGCAGCCCGTGCCAATCACGGAATCATTTCTTTTATGATTCGGCCGGGGCGTACGGATGATGTGTTGCAGGCCTTCTCACAGCAAGAAGAGGAAGAAGACGATCGAGAAAATATTCAAAAATCGTTCATTAGGGCGGCGACAACGGAACCCAAGCAGCGGAGCAATGAACAGCGTCTATTAATCAAGCAGTTTCTCAAAGAATTAATTGAAGAAATTGGCTCGGAGATAACGCTATTCATCAGATGTTGCAAGTACCTAAGAGTCGATCCTCAGCCATTCATTGATACTTATAACGAAAAGCTTGGGGGGTAATAAGTATGGTAGCAGATAAGATCATCGTCAGTCATGAAGCACCAGACGGGTTCAAACTGATTAGCTTAACTGACTACGAAAAATTTCAGAGTTGGGAGAAACAGCAGCTAAGAATCCAGACTTGGAACCTAAGTCAATTCGCGCGATACAAATTTGGCACTAAAAACACTAGTCGGGCCTCCAATTATCTGTACGAACACGCTGATGATTTAGCCATTACTAATGGCGGGTTCATTGACTACGAGGCAACTCATAACGGCTGGCGAATTCCTGTTGGTCCGATGATGGATTACTTAGAGGAACACAAGGAGGGATAAAGATGGACTTGTTTTATTACTATGTTGGTGAATGTGTGTCATGGTTCGGATTGATATCTGGGGCAATGTTCCTAGGCTTCAAGCTTTCTGAGAGTGTCCATGACATGGGCGGCTGGAAAGCATGGGCAATGGATTTCTTCGGATTGGAGGACAAAAAATGACACTTTGGCATAAAAAAGGAGCCCTGACCTGGCCGTCAGAGCTCGAAGATAAATTACATTTATCCTATTCCTATAGCCTTAATTCTACTCCAGATGGGCGGTGGTTGCAATGGCATTAGATGGTATGACAGCTTCTTATACTCGATTGTACCGGCATCAGGACGATGCCAGTACGGCTGTTCCCGAGGCGCTAGATACCAACGGTGAGCCGTTACTGGTCAGCAACCGCTATTGGGTCGTCGATGATGGAGAACAGCCAACGTATATCTACAATGATCTGATTGACGTTGATAACTACCTTGAAAACTTCAAAGATGGCGGTCACGACAGCTATCGGAGTGCTGTACTTGAACTCTATAAGCACTGCCCGGAAGTTCGGCTAGTCACTTATCTTGGCCACAACAAGTTTGAGGAGGAGAAATAATGGATGCGTTAGAAAAACATGATTTGGAAAATGACGAAGTAGTAATCAAACCTAAGTTTGAAATTACGGATCTGAGTTCTGCTACGTGGGTGATGCGTAAATATCGCGCACTGGCCGCTAAGGACGATGAGCTTAAAAAAGTGGCGTTAGAGCAAAAAGAATCCATTGATGATTGGCTCGAATCTAAGTTACAAGCTAACCAAGACAGCCGTGCGTTCTTTGAAGGACTGTTTGCCGACTATCTAACCAAGCTACGGGAGGATGACCCAAAGGCACGAATTGAGACACCGTTCGGTACGGTTTCAACACGAAAAACACCAACCGGTGTCAATTGGTCAGATGAAGCAGTAGTCCAGTCGCTGGAAAAACAAGGTTTGAACGACTTAATTAATATCAAAAAAACTCCCGATAAAAAGCAGATCAAAAAGCAGTTCCATTTTGTTAAGGGCCGCTATGTCAATGATGACGGCTTGGTGCTTGATGGGGCTACTGAAAAGGAAGCCACTGAGTCCTTAGTGGTCAAACCAGCGAAGGAGGGACTGTAATGACTGAAAAAAGTAATGCGGCAGTTGCCGTAACCAGTAATGAAGCAGGCATTTCTCTAATTGCTAACACAGATATGGATAAGATGGCGGCGCAATTACAATCCATTTCTAATTTCCAGATGATGGTCGAAAAGAACTTAAACGATGGTCAAGATTTCGGTGTAATCCCCGGAACTAATAAGCCCACATTACTCAAGCCCGGTGCTGAAAAGATTCAAATGCTGATGGGTGTCACGAGTGAGTATGAGGTAACAACGAAGATTGAAGACTACGAACGTGGATTCTTTGCTTATACGGTGCGCTGCACATTATCCAAAGGCGGCACTAAGATCACAGAGGGATTAGGTTCAGCCAATACCAAGGAAAAACGATACCGTAATCAAGATGTCTTCATGATCGTAAATACCGTACTAAAGATGGCTAAGAAGCGGGCACAGATTGATGCAACACTGACTATTGCCAGCCTGTCAAACGTGTTTACTCAGGATATCGAAGACATGGACAACTTCAATCAGAAAGAACGTATGGACAACATGAGCAATGGCGATGCTGCTTCCACTAAGGTTACGTTTGGCAAGCATAAAGGGAAGACGCTTGGCGAGATTGCTAAAGAAGATCGGTCATATCTAAGTTGGCTGTCTGAGAATGCCAAGCAGGATGATTTAAAGCAAGCCGCGGCTATGGTTCTCAATCCTAAACAAACAGCAAAAGTTGATAATGCCACTAAGCCAGCTGAAGATCAAACAGCTCCCAAACTAGCTACTGAAAACAAGCTGAAATTGATTGGTATCTTTTCACAGCAGATTGCAAAGCAAACCAACGTTAGTGAACGTGAACCTGCAAATGAGGTTATCGCTAAAATTGTTGCCGGTTGGAAAGGAACTCCTGATGATTGGAGCAAGCTTACGGAAAAGGATGCCACCACTGCTTGCAATAATTTGCAGAAGTTAAAAAAAGGGCTGGTCAGCCAACCAGCTAGTGATCCATTTGATAAGAAACCTGGTGTAGGCAACGCTGATGACATTCCATTGCCGTTCGACTAACTAAATTTTTGGGTGGGCGGGAGGAATAAATACAAGGAGGTGAAAGTTTGAACTACTTACAACAAATTCGAGCGTTTGACGATTATCGACTTTATGAACAGAAGTTATCAGCCGGTCAAGTTTCATTGTGGTACACACTGATGTCCATCAATAACAAGACAGCCTGGTCCACATGGTTCACTGCCGCTAATGCAACGCTTGAATCACTGTCAGGTTTATCGCGGTCAGGAATCGTTAAAAACAGAAATGTTCTTAAACAATTAGGGCTGATTGATTTTAGTTCAAACGGCCGAAAAGCCACCTCATATCGTGTAAGTGTACTTTATACGTCAGATAGTGCACAAGGGAGTACACAAAGGAGTACACAAAGGAGTACACAACACAGTGTACAAAAGAGTGTACAACGCAGTAGCACATTAAATAAACAAAACGAAACTAAACAAAACGAAACAAATAATGAGGAAGATGACGCGGGTGTCACCCGAGGAGACGTTATCGACAAATGGACTAGTCTCTGGGGGTTCCCTAACGCCATTGCTACCCCCGAAATTAACGAATGGCTTGATGCCTTGCCTGCCGACGTTGTCGCCTTTGCCATTCAGATTGCCGGCGAGCACACGGTCAAGGCGAACGGATCGCTTAAGTACATGCGGGCAGTGATTGAAGGGTGGCAGAAACGGGATATCTCCACACTTGATCAGGCTAAGAAGGCAGCGGAGGAACACGACCAACGCATGAAAAGTGAACGTGGTGGGTCTAAGCCTTCTAGGGCTAAAGAAACCTTGCCAGACTGGGCACAAACGGGGGCCACTCCAACGGCTACCCGAACTGAATTAACGGCTGAGCAGCAAGCAGAGATTAACGCGCGAATTGCGCGACTACAGCAGAATGGAAAAACAGAACAGGAGGCTACACCATGAGTAAAAGGCCGGAGATAACAGACAAACTAAGCGAGTTAGTCAAAAATCGCTTGCGTACCGCACACATGTACTGGAGCCCGGAGGTTAATTTTGACAAAAATATGGCCGGTAACCGGCGTGTGGACTTTGTGGGATTCAAGCCGTTTACGCCGTATCTCGTTGATGAGCCGGCCACCGTAGAGCTAGGCACCTTTGCTTTTTACGAGGTCAAGTCATCTATGGCAGACTTCCAGTCAGGCCACGGACTGACCTTCTACGGGGATGAAAACTACTTGGTGACCACGGAGGAGCTGGCTGTTCAACTTTACGAAGAGCGGCGGTTGCCTAGGGATGTTGACGCGGTGCTTTGCCCCAATGGAAATTGGACGGGCTTGCGTAGCAAATTCAAGCGGCCTGGGACACATCGGCGGCGTGCAGCGGCGGAGATTCTTTGGGAGATTGTACGGTCACACGGGGACAGAAATTTTGACTAGGAGGCTACACCATGAAAAATTTACAAGAGTTAATTATGGGCAACGGTAGCGATAGCGTTGCAGTTGATGCTCGAGGATTGCATGACTTTTTGGAGGTTGGGAAAGACTTCTCAACTTGGTTTAAAGACATGACTGATTACGGGTTTGTCGAAGGTAAGGACTTTTCCCCACTTTCGGGGAAAAGCCGTGGTGGTCGGCCTCGCATTGAATATGCAATGGCTTTAGACATGGCGAAAGAAGTGTCAATGATTCAGAGAACACCAAAGGGCAAGCAAGCCCGCGAGTACTTTATTTCGATGGAGAAGCGAGCCAAGCAAGCCGAACTGGTTATGACGCCAGAACAGAAAATTGACTTGTTGATTGAGACTGGGAGCCGCGCCAATCATCGGCTAGACCACGTTGAGGAACGCATGGACGACTTCGAGGAGAACCGCCGACTAGAGACTGGCGACTATACGACAGTCAGCCGTGGCGTATCTAGGGCAGTCAATTTCTACGTTCGTGACCGTCATCTGCAGTTGACCAAGGAGCAACGGTCGGCACTGTATAAAGATATCAATGGCGGACTAAATCAAGTTTGTGGCGTCCGTGCACGAATCCAGATTAAGGCCAAGGACTTCGACAAAGCTATGAAGTACATCGATGACTGGCGGCCAAGCACTGCTACCAAAATGTTGATTCAGCAGACAGAATTGCCATTGGCAGGTGTCGCCGGTGATTGAGTTAGTCGTATATGGTGAACCAGTACCAGCAGCGCGGCCACGTTTTAATCGTAGCGGACATGCGTATGATCCGTTGAAAAGTCGGGCGTATAAGCAGTATGTGTCATTAGAAGCTAGCAAACAGTATCACGGTGATTTAATTGGTCGGAAACCACTAGTGGTTCATATAGCAATTTATCGGCCAATACAGACCAGTGTCAGTAACATTGAACATGCTAGGCGGGCCCAGAACGTTCATCGGCTAATAGTTAAACCAGACACGTCCAATTACGTCAAGCTCATTGAAGACGCGCTCACAGGCGTTATCTGGGAGGATGACAACTGCATTGTTGATTTAACGGCCAGTAAGTACTACTCAGACGATCCGAGAATTGAAGTTACAGTTACTGAGACGGGAGCGAAGAGGCCAAATAATTTAAAAGAGCCTCATTATTAATACTTTATTGGCCCCAGATTCTAGTGCGATGAGCCAATTGCGAGCTAAAGCTGATAGAAAGGTTTAGGGTCGAAGGTACACTCTTAGGTGAATAATGGAAAGAGGATTGACTAAAATGGCGAGCAATTCAAAACTAATGGGATTAATTAATGACGCTGAAGATAATTATGGAAAGCCAAGTAATTGGCCTGAAAAGGTTACTGAGAAGATTAATGCGGAGGCTAATCGAATTAATGATTACGAACACACACCAGCAAATGAGGTATTACGTCATTTGATTTGTCATGGGTATACAAATACTCAAATTACGTTAGATGAACAAAGATCTTCAGGATACATTCAAAGCTTACGCAAACAGATGAAAAATAATGGTGAACTGCACTTTCAAGCCACGCCGGATGAGTTAAGACAGCTGGCATACAACGTTTCTCACATAAATAGGCCTAACAACCAAGGAATTGCTAGGGTTATGCACCGTGATAAGGATTGGGTGCGCTGCATGCGAGAGAAGCTACGGGAGGCAGACAATGAATAACGCCTTGCTATCATCAGAAAATAATTATTGGGAAACACCACATGATTTTTTTAAGAAGCTGAATGAAAAGTACTATTTTAGCTTTGACCTAGCAGCGAGCCCTGAGAATACCAAATGTGAGAACTTTTTCAGCGAGGAAGACGACTCACTTACTAAACCTTGGCATGAACTTAAAGGCAACCTATTCTTAAACCCGCCATATGGTAGAGAATTAAAAAAATGGGTTAATAAAGCGTATGAAGAAAGTCTCAAAAAACATGACGGTTACATTGTGCTACTTATTCCCGCAAGAACAGACACCAGCTACTGGCATAATTTCATTTTTGGGAAAGCACAAATCAATTTTTTACGTGGACGGCTTAAATTTGAACTGCATGGTGAATCAAAAGATGCGGCACCGTTTCCTTCAGCGATCGTTATCTATGGAGGCAAATAATGAAGCACGGCGATAAGGTGTATTACCACCGGTGTCACGTTAAGCAATCAGCCACATGGATATGCTGGATCGTTCGTGGCAATAGCCGATCGGCGATGATGAAAGTTGAAGGCAGCCACAGGCATATTGAGGTGGCACCGAGTGATGTTGAGATTGGGAGGACAAATAATGATACCAAAATTTAGAGTGTGGGACGAAACGCAGCATAAAATGCTACAAGTCGACTGTATAGAGTTTATAGATGGCAAGGCTTACTGGGTTGAAGCTAGTCCTGCTGATGGTAATGTGCAAGGTGGAAATGATGGCCCTGTTGGAGACAATAGCCAGCTTAAATTGGAGCAACAGCCAGCGCAACGCGATTAACAAGCTGTCAGCGAAGGAACGCAACCAGGTTATCCATGAGCTGACGATGGGATAAGATTCTTATTTTATGTAGGAGGGTATAAGTTGAAAACGACCGAATTTGTCCAAAGCATTAGAAAGATGGCCTTTGGTATTGATAAAGTTACTTGTTTTGGCGAAGGGATTATCTATCGTATCTGGGTTCCTAAGAATCAGCACGACTCGGTCAAGGTAGCGATGATATGGCAGGATAAGAACCGAAAAATCATTGAGCCGGAAGGATATAGAGCTATCAAGGATTATCTAAGCGCATTAGAAGAGTCTGACCTTCTAGGCATCATTAGTGATTACATGGCAACGCCGATTGATGAACGTGGCCCGCTTGATTCGGAGGCGGACGAATGAGCTTGACGGATGGTAGGTATTTATCATTTAATCATGGGCCGAAAATTACGACGATTTATGGTGACCAATTTACGACAAGTGATCCTCACTGATTGCATAAAAAAGGGCCGCCCGCCAGCAGCCCTTACCCAAATTATGCTTACTCAATGGTCATCACATTAATTATACCATTGATAGGGGCTGAAAGGGTTGGCTGAATTAGATTTTGACAATATGAACATGGGAAGTCTCTTCCCAGAGGTAGATGTTGGAGAAACTTTGCAAAACGTGACACACTTTTTATCTGTAGTATTGCCTAAGATGGTCCGTATCAGTGGACAGTCAATGAGCGACTTAAAATCACCTAGCTATGATGGAATGCCAAAATATCAGCCATCAGGTAATGCGACAGATTCAAGAATTGTGCGGCGGTTATATGCCGAAGAAGTCGTTAAACGGACAATCCAAGCAATTAAACACTGTGATAAAGATTGCCAGAATATCCTAGATGAACTATATCTACAAGAACTATCAGATACTATGTGCTTTATGGACTTAGGATTTTCTGAGTCCAGCTATTTCCACGTTTGGAAGCCAAAAGCACTATTACAGTTTGCCGATTGCTACATGCTTGATGATCTCCATATTTTTAAAAAAAGCAGTTTTGATGCAGTTTGAGTGCAGTTTTTGTGCAGTCGGACAGCAGGCACTATCCAATTTTTGGGTGTAAATTGGTACCATAAGCGATTGATGAAATGGACGTGCATAGCTCAACGGCAGAGCAAAGAAGATACGGGTTCGACTCCCGTTGCACGTATTGGCGAGCATCACAAAATGGGAGGCGACTCTCTTCATTTAAACGTATGTTCAGCTCGCCAAACTCCTGCATAAAATTGACCGGCCTGCATAACCGGTCTTTTGGACCTTTAACTCAGCTGGGTAGAGTAGACGGCTCATAACCGTTCGGTCGTAGGTTCGAATCCTACAAGGTCCATCGGGCGCAATAACTTAAAGGAGATGGACTCTCCCGTTCATCCAAGGCTATAGCGCCCATATTGTGATTGTAACTGGTGGTGGCCTGCCAGAAGAGGGCGGTTTGAATTTGAATCCCGTGTGTGGTTCGATTCCACGCCAATCACATAGAACGCCGTAATTGTGGAGACGTTGGTTTGGATTCAACAGATTACATTAACTTTATGATCATAGAGGAGTGGCGAATATGGATTTGACACAAGTGACAACTAAACAGCTTTCAGATGAGTTACAGTCGCGATTGGGTATTCAAACTATCAATTTAAAGTTTGAGGACAAAGCAAAAATCACTGTTGGAGATCAAAACACCTTTAGCTTTGATGGCCCGGCAGTGATTATTGTAAATATGGATTAACCTGATCAATTATGGTAAAAAGTAAAGGGGGGATTAACTTTATGTTAAAGCTTATTGGACGTTTGGCTATTGAAATTATTTGTGGAAATTTGGTTTCGATCAGCAGATCAAATGAGAATTTAGGTAATAATCGAACGTTAGCTCATTATGATTTTTCTGTTAAAGTAAAGACTCCCACTTTCAAGTGAGAGTCTTTAAGACTAGAATCTAGGCAAACTAAGAAGATTATCAGAAGTTATCTGGTTTGCCTTAGTTCTTATATATGGATCACTATAAGCCGGGTGAACAGTTTCAACTTTGGTCTTTAGACCTTCACGTGAGGTGAAGTAGTATTCGAAGTTGTTGTCGATATAACGGACAACCTGTTCAACCAATTCATCAGAACCATCAGATAGTCGAACTTTTTGAATATCAGATTCGTTACTTTCGAAATAAGTGGTGGTGTGTACTTTAACAATTTCAAATTCCATATTTTTTGCCTCCTTTCATTCAGATAAATTAAGTATACGTCTAATTTACGGTGTATAAAGCGATTTCATTAATGAATTTAATGAAATGTGTGCTTGTGGTGGAATAGGTAGACGCTATACTTATAACAGTGAAAGACTTTATAAGTTAAGGAACGAAAGGGTCTATGTAGGGTGCAAATCCCTACCAAGCACATTGGCCCTAAACAAATATTGCTTAACGCTGGGTCATACAAATTAAACTGAAAAGAGGTGAAAACTTCTCTCAGTTTAGTTTGAAATTAGTCTGAGGAGCCGTCTGTGGTAGAGCGGCTCCTTTTTTGTACATAAAATTGAGGTGAAATTATGATGATCTATTGAAACCAATACGGATCATTAAATTAATTTGACAGACAAGTTGGATAAAATTGCAACCTATCTGTTGACTAATGGTAGACATGTCGGTTATTCTTATTAAGAACGAAAAAACGTTTTTAAAGGAGAAATAAATGTTAGTAGATTTTAATGTTAAAAACTATAGATCTTTTAAAAATGAACAAGAATTTTCTATGGAGACGGGTAAAAGGTTAAGAAAATATCAAAAGAGCAATACGATTGCAGCAATGGGAGAGCGAATGCTGAAATCGGCCTTATTATTCGGTGCGAATGCAAATGGAAAAACTAATCTAATCAAAGCTTTGCTAATGCTTAAGAGCTTAATTATTTCACCTACAAGAAATGAACTTGAACCATTAAGTACAGATACTTTTGGATATAACAAGGGAACAACTTGCTTTGATATTACTTTTATTAAGCGTTCCAACAAGTACAAATATTTTTTGGAATATGACAGAGAACATGTTGTTCATGAGAAATTGTTAGTTAATAATGTTGGAATTTTCGAAAGAAATGAACAGCACTTTGATCTGATGCCTTTGCAATTAATACCTTTGAAAGACAATATTAGGAAGAATCAGTTGCTACTATACTTTGCACAACAAAACAATGAAAAAAATTCTAAAGAAACCTTCGAGTGGTTTTCTGAAGACTTAATATTTGTCGACACAGATAGAATTAGAAATGATAGATTCAAATTGCTCGAAAAAGAAGACTTTAAAAAGCTATTCCTTAATTTCTTGAAAGCCGCCGATTTTAATATTGTGGATGTGGAGGTCAGAGAAAAAAAAGAAGAAATTCCTAATCCAGAATATATACTGAAAAAGTTAAACGATAGCGAAAGTGATAACGATTCAGATGATGCTAGAACCCTTCAAAATATATCGTACGATGTTTATTCGACGCATAAGGCTGAACATGGTAATTTTTCGGTGTTCTTTAATAATGAAAGCGTTGGTACAAAAGTTTTCATGGTTTTAGCACTCTATATTTTAAACAATACCAATAAAACATTGCTTATTGATGAATTTGACAGGTCATATCATTTAGAATTAGCGAAAGCTCTTTTGAAACTGATAAATAGTGAAAAGCAAACAAATCAATTTATTTTAACTACTCATGAGCTATCTTTGATGGATACAAATTTACGACAAGATCAAATATGGTTTGCCGAAAAGAATCGTTTTGGTGAAACTGAATTATTCAGCGTGTTTGATTTCGATGATCCGGGTCTGAAACGTAGTGATTTTAATTACAAAAAGAGGTATCTAGAAGGTCTGTATGGAGCAACACAAATGGTTAATACTGATTTGTTGTTGGAGGTGCTAGACTCAGATGAGTAGGGCAAGAAAGGAAAGAAAGCTTAAACCTAAAATTATTTTTTTGGTTGAAGGAAAATCAGAAAAAGTGTTTTTTGAAATGTTAGCTCAAAAGTATAAGCTGACAGCTTCTAAAGTGATAAAAATTTTAGACGGTACAGGCCATGATTTTGTGGATAAAGCAAAAAGTAAATTAAATGATCCCAAATTGAAGACGGATAATAAAACAAAAGTTTTCGTTATCTTTGATAATGACAGTAATCTTTCTGATATAGACTCAGAGGGAAAAAACAATATTAATGAGCTCTTTAGTAAAGCACAGAAAGTAAAGAAAGTAGAGAGTTGTGACCTAGTGGTATCTAACATTTGCTTTGAGGTGTGGTTGCTCGCTCACTACCAGAAGATGACACCGGGTATCAAAAGTACAAAGTGGCTAAACCAAAAACTCGGATATTATTTAGAAGATGAATACATTAAAGGAAATAGTTCGCAGATAGAAAAAATATTAGATGATGATAAAGTCTTTGAGGCAATTAAAAACACTGAAGAAATCAGTTCAATTAATTGTGCATGTCAGTCAACAAATATTGGTGTTATTGTTAGTAACGTAATAAAAGAGATGTAGACACGTGAGCGTCGTGCTAAAAGCATGGCGTTTTTATTTTGCCCAAAATTAGGAGGTGGCCGGCATGGGCCAGATGGTAAACACAAAATTTGGCCTAGTCAGCTGCACAGAGGCACGTTGCTTGGGCGAGTTGGAACGTCAGCTTAAAGATGGACAGTGGAAACGTAAAAAGCCACAACAGCCAGTTAAACCACGTATTACAGTATGGAGGAAAAATGGTCTTGTCACTAGGTCTGTAAACGAGCATAATATTAATAAAACGTGGCGGAGGTAATAAAATGACGTTTATGGGATTAGAGATTGGCAGTTGGTCTAATTGGGTGTTTGGGTTATCATCTTTCTTTTTAGGCGTAGTGTCGTTGCATCTTGCTGTGCGAAACCCAAAGCTACGATTGACAGCCAATTCATATAAAAAAGATGACAAAATATGGGCTGAAGTTTATAATGCGTCTAAGGGCGAAGGCGTTGTCAAAATTGAAAGTGATTGTGATTTACTGAATGAATCTGCTACTTTATGGTATCCAATACATGCAAAGGGCATGTGTATAATAGAATTAATGAGCGTTGGGACTGCCCAAAATACTATAAATCGTAATTCTACGATACACTTAAAAGTATGTGATGATAGAAAAAGTAGCACTTCCTTTGAATTGAAAACTGTTTCACTCTCCTCAGATCAGGAGAAATTTTTCGATAAGATGTGGAATTAAACTTAGTCCCTCTTACGTACAGTATTGTTTATTAAGAATAAGACATAGAGGCGAGGTCATACGTAATGAACTTACGGGAAAAAGCATAAAGTTGCTGATGATTACATTGAAGATATTAAATGTTGAGCAATCTGCAACTGGTGCAGGGTGCAGTATGTGCACCGCCTGCATCGATTAGGTGATTTCGTAGAGGCGCAGTTTGGACGACTGGGCCTTTTTTGTTACATAAATTTGGTGGTTAGACTTATGTCTATCCGTTTTGGAGGGATGCCCGATGTGGCGACGAAGTGTTGAAGATTTGATAGTGGGACTTACGGCGCTTGCTGTGGGTATCCTGATAGGGTGGTTGGCCTACTTATGGTAAAACGCAAACAAACACCTATGTATTGGCAAAATGGCTCATATGCGTCTAAAACAGGGCATAAAATTGAACGCGATTTGGACCCGTGGGTCAGAGAGCAGTATGCAAAGCATCACCCGCAAAAGAGTGGTGCTTTTTCTGTTGAAGAAAGATTGGGAAAGGATGCCCAAAAGGTAAAAGCATCATCAGATGGAGACCAATAGTAATTACAAAACAAACACGGATTGGGAGGTGGTGAAAATGATTGCCAAGACGAAGAACACCGAAGCGGGATGAGGCCAAAAATATTTGGCGTGCATCAGGTAAAACAAAGGCTTTAAAAGACATTGCGGATGAACTGGGAGTCGCCGCTTCAACAGTACGAAAATGGAAATCCACTGACCGCTGGGATGATGAACTGAAAGGGAACGCTCCAATTGAAAAGGAGCGTTACGATTCATTGCGAAAAAACCAGAACGCAGTTGGCAACCATGGGGGCGCCGCCCCACCTCATAATCATAATGCGGTCACTCATGGCCTGTTCGCTAAGTGGCTCCCTGATGATACCAGCGATATTCTGCAGGTTGTGGAGCAACAATCGCCGGCAGATATTATCTGGCAAAACATCACGCTGCAGTACACGGCAATTATCAGGGCACAGCAGATTATGTACGTTAACGATCACAATGATCTAAGCGATGAGATTTCTGGTTCAGGCATGGGGACAACCTACGACGTGCAGTATGCATGGGACAAACAGGCTACTTTTATGGCAGCACAGTCCCGAGCGATGGGTACGCTGGGCAATTTGATCAAGCAGTTCGTAGCGATTGCTGATGAAAACGACATCCGCCGCAAGCGTATCACGTTGATGGAGGCCCAAGTTGACAAGGCTAAAGCAGAAGTTGCCCAGCTTAAGCGTGACAGCGACCGTGATAACCTACCACTGCCGACATTCGTTGATGATGTACCGGAAGATGATGAAGAGATTAGAGGAGATGCAGATGGTGATGACAACCAAGCCGCCAAAAATACAGATTAAGTACCTCATTGGCAAGGGGTACAACGAATTCTGGCACGACAAACATTTCTATCGCGTAGTCAAGGGGTCACGGGGCTCTAAGAAATCTCGGACCACTGCATTAAACTTCATCTACCGAATTATGAAGTATCCTTGGTCAAACTTGCTGGTGGTTCGTCGGTACTCCAATACCAATCACGATTCAACTTACACAGTTTTAAAATGGGCGATTAACCGACTTGGGGTTAGTCGCCTTTTCAAATGCAACGAAGGAAAACCAGAGATTACGTACCTACCTACCGGCCAGAAGATTATTCTTCGTGGACTAGATGATCCACTGAAGGTCACCTCAGTGGACGTGGATACGGGAATTCTCAGCTGGGCTTGGTTTGAAGAAGCCTACGAGATAGAGAACAGCGATAAGTTTGAAACTGTCGTTGAGTCAATCCGTGGAAGCTTAGATGATCCCTATGCTGAGCACCAGTACGTCCCAGCTGACGAGCTAATCAAGCGGGAGAAGTGGAAAAAGGAGTTCTTCAAGCAAATCACGCTAACCTTTAACCCTTGGTCAGAACGGCATTGGTTGAAACCAATGTTCTTTGACCCGGAGACGCGTAAGCCAGATGTTTTTGCTCGTACAACCACCTTTAGGGTCAACGAGTGGCTTGATAAGCAAGACAGGCAAAGATACCTAGACTTGTATCGAACTAACCCTAGACGGGCTCAGATTGTCTGTGACGGCAACTGGGGAGTTGCTGAGGGACTTGTATTTGAAAACTGGGTTGTTGAAGACTTTGACGTCAATAAGGTAGTAGCAGAGTCGGATGGCGTAGGGCACGGGATGGACTTTGGTTTCACTCATGACCCCACGACCTTTGCTGAAGCTGCTATTAATCGTGAGACCAAGGATATCTGGATTTTTAAAGAGCTGTATCATAAGGCCATGACGACACAGGATATCTTCGATTGGTTGGACGATAACCACTACTTAAAGTCCGATATTGGGGCCGATTGTGCAGAACCTCGATTGATTGATGAGTTACAGGCTAAAGGCGTGCGGCGTATGCATGCGTCGATTAAAGGCCCTGATTCAATCGACTATGGGATCAACTTCTTGCAGGGCTATCGAATTCACATCCTGCCTAGTTGTGTGCATGCGATTGAAGAGTTTAACACCTACGTCTTCGATCGTGATAAGGACGGAAACTGGCTGAATAAGCCGGTCGACGCCAATAATCACTTTATTGATGCACTTAGATACGGACTAGAAAAGTACATTATTCAATACGAATCACTAGAGAAGCGCTTCGGCGTTGTATAAGCAAGGAGGTGAGTGAATGAGCAAAGATATTGTGGGACTTGATGGTAACCCGTTGATTATGGACTTTATGCAGACCAAGCAGGCCCCAACGGCAGGAACACGACACCCAGACCCCTTCCGTATGCAGCGGCCGGGGATGGGACACCATTTGGGTTACTACGAGTTGGAGCAACTTTATCGGGGTAATTCGATGGCCCGAAACATTGTGGACATTCCCGCTGAGGATATGACCCGTAATGGCTGGCATATCAAGATGGACGACAATGCCCTAGCAGCTAAGTATGAGGCACGATTAAATGAGTTGAACGCCCAGAAACGATTCAAGGACCTTTACCGATACTCACGGCTTTACCGAGCGGGGTATATCGCTATCAGTACGACCGAGAGCTGGAATTATGGTCTTGAGGACCCTTTGAACCCGGACAGACTGTTGCGAATCCCATTTATTACGGCGTTTAGCTCCAAGAAGGTCAACGAGACCAAGTTCGATGATGACGTCTTCTCACCAACTTACGGGCAAGCTCTAAGTTATCAGATCAACAACGGAACCGCTGACGTGCAAGGGTCAAATTATTATGGGGTACAGCAGGTAGATAAGTCACGTTTGCTTCGCCAACAAGAACTGCGGTTCGAAGATGAAACGGAAGGTGTCTCGCTATTGGAGACCATTTACGACATCTTGATGACGATGGATACAGGGCTCTACTCGGTCGGTGAGATTCTTTACGACTACGTTTTCAAAGTCTTCAAGTCTCCATCGGTTGACGACACGAGCCCCGATAAGCTGTTGCAGGTCGGGGCGGCTGCTTCGTCAAAGTTTAGAACTGAGTCCACCGCATTAATTAGTGACAAGGACGAGTTGACCAAGGAGTCAACCAACGTCGGTGGCATTGACAGCTTGCTTGATTTCTTATGGGAATACCTTAGTGGCGCGGCCCGCATGCCTAAGTCGGTTCTTAAAGGCCAAGAGGCCGGAACACTGACTGGGGCACAGTATGATGTGATGAACTACTATAGCCGCATTGCTTCGGACCAAGAGAACAAGATGCGACCACAGCTGGAATATTTGCTCAAATTGCTTATGCGAGCCAGTGATGAGTGCGGCGGATCGCTAGACCCCGACACCGTTAACTGGTCCATCGAATTTAACCCGCTGTGGTCGGTTGATTCGCAAACCGATTCACAGATTCGCCTAGCAAATGCCCAGGCCGACCAGATTTACATTCAAAACGGCGTGCAAGGACCTGAAGAGGTTCGAGAGGCACGTTTTGGTGCCAGTGGTATGGACCCGGATGGTTCCGTTGATATGGACAGTATGAGTGATGACGAGCGCCGGGCGGTAGTTGAGGCTTATCGCAAAGAACATGGCGGTGATTAGCCATGAGAGTGCCACACACGCGTTATCCACTAAGAATTGAGAAATCATACGCACATACTGTCGGTAAGGCTGTAGGCCAAGTTGAGAGCACTACACTGCTGCTACTTAAGTCAGAGGTCAAGCCAGTAATTGACCGAGGAACTGTCAACGACTCGCTTTACAACGACGACATGATCGACTGGGTTGAATCCCTAATTAGCCGGTTAAAGGAGCTGATTCTTGGTTCTTTTACAGATACTGACGCGAAGCAAATGGTTGAGCGGTTTATGTCGGCTATCAACACCAGTAATCGTGCCAACGTGGCGTCACAGATTCAATCTCACGAGCTAGTGAAACATTCGACATTGCTTTCTACTGGTAAGCCGGTAGTCTTGGCGATTAATCCGGTTGCAGGGGATGCACAGCTCGATGGTTACATTAAAGGCAAAATTGCCGAAAATGTCAGTTACATCAAGGGTATCCGCGATGATTATGCGACGAAGATTGAGCAGATTATCTACCGTGGCGTCACAAAGGGGCAGTCTTATGGTGAGATGGCGGAAGCAATCCGTCACCAAGGCAAGATGAGTCGCAATCGCGCCGCTTTCATTGCCCGGGACCAGTCCGGGACCATCTACAGTCAGATGACCCGTACTAGGCACCAATCAGCTGGAATTAACCACTTTCAATGGCGTGGAATGATGGACGAGCGTGAACGTGCCAGTCATGTGGCACGTGAAGGCATTATCTACAACTACGACACGGCTGACTTGCTACCCGGAGAAGATTATGGGTGCCGTTGTACTGGTGATCCTGTTTTTGATGACGAATTAGATGATTCAGAAGAATAACGAAACGAAGGGAGGTGAAAGTATGGCAGATACAAATTCATCTAGTGCCGCAAGTACGCCAAGTGCCGCAAGTACGCCAAGCTCTGCAGCACCTAGCTCTAAAATCGCTACTAGCATGTATGCTTCGAGTACGACACCAGCAGCACCAGCAACTAAGCCTAAGAGTACGGCCAAGACCGTGACCTTAAAAGAAGGCGACAAGCTATGGCGGGTTGCCACTGATGCCGGTATTTCACTGGACACACTTGTAAAGATTAATGGCTTGAAGAACTACTCGGTTAAGCCCGGTAAGGTTCTGCAATTGCCATAGGAGGTGATTGCATGAAATTTTATGATCGTGCTGAGCTTGGCAAGTATACTGAAACGCCTGAAGGTTATTTACACGGCGAGTTTCCGATTACGCGTCCCGGAGTCTTCCCGTATATGCGTAATGGTGGAAGTGTCTCCCAAGTGGCAAAGCTTCCGGATGAGGTATTTTCTAAGGAGACCATCGAATCTGCTAACAATAAGCCATTGACTAATGACCACCCAAACGTGGGTGTTGATGTGCGGAACTTCAAGGCATTATCTGTAGGGATGACCGACAGTGACGCCCACGTTGAAGACAATAAGCTGGTAGTTGGGGCAACCATTACGGACCCAGACATGATTGCTCAGGTTAAGTCGGGTAAGCGGGAACTTTCGATTGGCTTCAATGCTGACGTTCCTACAGAATCCGGGGAGTACGGCGGATCCCAGTATGACGCCGCTCAGCGCAACATCAAGATAAATCACATTGCTATCGTAGATAGAGGCCGCGCAGGTCATGGAATTTCAATTCATGACAGTGTGGCTTTTGTTATGGGCGATAACAACACGAATACAGGAGGAAAACACATGGCGAATTTAATCATTGATAGCCAACAATTCGAAGTGGACCAGCATGTTGCAGATGCCCACGACGACTTAAAGAAGCAAGTGGCCGCTAAAGAGGCTGAACTTGCAAAGCTAAAGAAGCAATTGAATGGGGCGAATGACGAAGCGGCAAGCTCTAAAAAGGAAGCCGATTCACTTAAGGGTGAACGGGATGCCTTAAAGACGCAACTCAAGGATGCTCAGGATAAGCAACTTGACCAAGACGCCTTAGACAAGCGCATTGACGCACGGCTTGCACTTCAGACTAGTGCGGCCCGTTTCGTCGGTGATAGCTTCGACTTCAAGGGGAAGACTGACCGGGAAGTTAAGGTGGCTGCCATTAAGACCACCAATGATTCCTTTGATGAAAAGGATAAGTCTGACGACTATATCAATGCATTCTACGATTCTGCGGTTTCCTTGGCAGATAAGAAAGGGTTCACTCACACGTTGGGTGGCCAAGGCGGGAATCAAAACGAAACTGACTCGGTAGATAAGCTCAAAGGCGACCGAGCCAACGCCTACAAGTAAAGGAGAGATAACTCATGGGATTAATTCCACGACCACAAATGTACATGGACCCCAACATTGGGTTGGGCAAGATTGCCGACATTCGGCATACAGAAGTTGACTCAGCAGTTGCTGCAGGAGTAGTAGCTGCCGGGGCCGCCGTTCAAATGAGTTCGGGGGCTGTTACAACCGTCAGTGACGGTAAGTTCTATGGCGTTGCAGTAGCCAAGGACTACGTCGATAACTTGGATGATTCGCCACAAACGTCTAAGTACAAGGTTAAGCAAATGGTTCCTGTTTTACGTAAGGGGACCATCAACGTTGCCATCACGGCCGATGTTACGGAAGGTCAACCAGCTGCTGTTGACGGAACGACTGGGAACTTCAAGCCAGCTGCAGATGCTGACACGATTGTAGGGACGTTCAAGACAGCGGGAAAGTTTGTTGCCGACGATGCCACTGCGGGCTCAACGGCACAACTTCAAATTAACTTGCCATAAGGAGGCGACAGTAGATGCCACAAGAATTAGCAATGATTGAAAATCGCGACTTAATCGCGATGGAAAAGACGGTGCTTAAGGCACCACAAGAAGAATTAATTGGTCGGTCACTGTTTCCAACCATTCCTGGGGTAAATCCAGGGGCAGAGACCTACGGATACAGTCTAATGACTCGGCACGGTGCTGCCAAGGTTATTGCCAACGGGGCCGATGACTTACCGATGGTCGACGAAGACGTTAAGCGAGCTTATCAGCCAATCTACACTATTGCCGCTGGTATTCACTTCACGTATCAGGAAGTATTTGCCGCTCAAATGGCCGGACAACCGCTTCAAACAGATAAAGCTGAAACGGTCCGCCGGGCAATCTCCGAGAAGGAAAATGACATCATCTTCAACGGGGAATCAAAGGTTGGTATCACCGGTCTGACAAACCTTGAAGGTATTCAGGCAATGAACGCTGACAAGAAGTTTTCAGAATCTACTGGGGCAGAGATGCAAGAGACTTTGCGTAAGGCTAAGTCCTTAATCACTGTAATTCCAGGGTTCAATCAAGCACGGTTGAAGCTAGTTTTAGCACCAGCCCAATATGAATCTTTGAACTCACGTTACAGCGACTACGACTCCCGCACCATTTTGGAAGTCATCAAGGCCGCTGGCTGGTTTAGCTCCATCGAAACGACCTCCGCATTGGTAGGTAAGGGGTTGAATAACTCAGAATGTGCGATGATCTTTGATTCCACTTCACAAACCGGTGGTTTCTTGCTCCCTCGTGACGTTACGCAGTTCCCACAAGAAGCACATTATCCTAACACGATTGTGCCTTACGATGAACGGACCGGTGGCCTGGTAGTCAAGACGCCGTACGCCATCGTTAAGTTGTCAGGAATCTAAGGAGGACGCCATGTTAGTTAAAAATAAGGGTAAATTCATTCATAATGTTGGTGGGGTGCAACTGGTCCCCGGTTCTAACCAGCTCACCAAGAAGCAATCCGAAGCATTCAACGCGGCTATCAAGTCGAACAAGCTGAATGCTTTTTTAATTGAAAAGGGCACCTTATCTGCTGTTGAAGGTAAAGGTGGCAAGGACGTGCAAAGCGTTACTGACATGACCCTTGACCAAGCGCTGCCTGAAATTGCTGACACCGTATCGGTTGAGACACTGACCAAGTGGTTAGCCGATGAACAACGCGGTGCCGGTCGTAAGAAGATGGTGGACACGTTGAAGGCTCGGATTGCTGAATTGAAGACCCCAGAAGACGAATAGAGGTGGTCTAAGTGGATGAAGCGGATAAGAGCACCATCCAGAACGTTCGGCTGATTCGGTCGGACTTGGCGAAGGTCAGTGACGATACTATTCAACTCGCAATTGATGACGCTTGGACCGAGGTTCAGAGCCGTGGCTTCCCCGCACAGTATCAGGAGCAGGCATGTCGCTATCTAGCAGCAAGCCTAATCAGTCGTGAGGATGATCGTGTTTCTCTGAAGCAAGTTGGGGATTTGAAGAAGCAATATTTCAAGGGTGTCAACGCTTGGGCCGACCGGTACAAATACTTGTTGAGCCAGTTCGGTGATGGTGGTCCCCTCAGAATTGTGGTGATTTGATGGAAGATTTTGACAGAATCCCAGATGTCGAACGGGAGATGGCAGAGTTAAGTCATCTACAGTTGCAGGTTGGGATATTTGGTGAGGATGGGTCGTTTATGCAAATGATTGCGTCCGCTAACGAATATGGCGCTGATATTGAACCGAAAAACGGCAAATGGTTGACGATTCCCACCGAGAATGCGCCAAAGGGAGCCAAGGCACGAGATATTGAGGGACTTTTTCGACCTAAGGATAAAAATATTCTTGCTGTCAGTGATGGTAAGGGCGGACTTATCCCGATGTTCTATCTGGCAAAGAAAGTTCATATCCCAGAGCGTTCCTTCATTCGGTCGACTTTTGATGAAAATGTTGATGATTGGGTTGAGTATCTTGTTGATCAAGTTATCGAGCTGGGGATGGGTGATAGCGGTATTACAGCTAGAAAAATCATGGAATCTTTAGGTAATCGCATTCAACGGAGTATCGTGCAAAAAATACGCTCCATTGAATCACCTGCCAATTCTCCCATAACTATTGCTCGTAAAGGTTCTAACTCACCACTGGAAGATACAGGTCATCTTATTGATGCTGTGAGATATAAGGTGGTGAACGTCTGATGTATGAAGAGTTTGCCGACATGCTAGTGGAATTTGGAATCCCACTGCTAGTGTATCTACCTGCCAATGGCGAGGGTGGTCACTTAGAGCATGGAACTTGGGTTAAGGACTCTGAGATGCCACCAGTTGAGGTCAGTGAGCCACTGGTGGTGCCATCCAAGACATCACTGTACAGCATGGAGGTTCAGCATAACGCGGGTGGGGAGACGCAATCTTACGATGCTGTTTGGTATTCAACGATGGAGGCCGCTAAGGGAACAGTTGTTGAAAATAAGCGGACCGGTCGAAAATACGTTGTTGACCACGAGCGGGATTATACGGATTACTCTGACGTGCACGAGTACGACCTGAAGGGGGCAAGTAACCATGACTGACGGTTCTTTTGAGTATGGAGCGCTGGCTGATGTTTTAATTGACGAGGTCAAAGAACAAGTGGGATGTGACTTAGTTGAGCAGGACTTCGCTGGCCCACAGCGGGCTTATCCTTTCTTCACTTACAAGATCACCACGCCTTACATCAAGGATATGGAGCAAATGAATAGCGGTGAGATGTTCGATTTGACGGTCTCAATGACTTGCTGTAGTGACAACAGCATTAAGGCTCAAGACCTCGCTATGAAGCTCTTTAAGAATCTCAAATCTGATAACGTGCGTCGCAAACTTCGAACGGATCACGATATCGTCATTGCCGATGTTGATTCTTTCGACAACCGAAGCGTTTTTCAGTCCGTCAATTATGAACGGCGCGTTGGGTTTGATTTACACCTTCGAGTAGTGGATGGCTTCCATGAAGATATTCCAACCATCGATAACATTAACTTAGACAATACAAATTAAGGAGGTAGCTAAATGACTGTAGCTACGAAGATTGGTGACATCATCGTTACGATCGATGTCAACCACCCGGTAATCCCTGTTGGCTTAGGGGTTCCGGGACTTTTTATTAAAGGTGATACCCAGAAGGACCAAGTGTACTCAAGCTTGGATGCCTTAGCAGCTGACTACGCGGAAGGCACTGACATCTATAAGGCGGCATCAGCATACTACGCACAACCAAATGCAGGGACCACGATTGAAGTGATAACCTACACAGCGTCCACAACGGGTGCTGACACGAAGGCAACGACTGGCGGGATTTCTGCGGCCGCTGCCGCTTACTTCTTTAGTGTCTGGCATTTCGCCGTTGTTATCGGTGACAATGACGCAGATCAGCTGGAACTGAGCAACTACATCGAAGAACAGAACTTTAAGTTCTTAGTTGCGGAGTTCACCACGCCGGACGCAGCGAAGGCTTACACCAATAAGCGGACCATTAACCTCATTCATAAGGCCACGACGGATAACTTTCCAGTGGCCCTTTTAGGTCGAGTAGCTAACCAGACGGTCGGCTCTGTGACGTGGAAAGGCAAGGGCGATTTAGTAGGTGTTGAAACTGACGACTTATCTTATCCCGAGTATGCAGCAATTGAGGCGGCTCATGGTATTTGCTATGTAGTCAAGGGGAAAAAGGCCGTTAGCTCTAACGGATGGACAGCTTCAGGAGACTGGATTGATGTCTTACACGGCAGTGATTGGGTCAAGGTCAACATCGAATCATCTCTTCAAGATTTGTTGAACACCCAAGATAAGATTACTTTCGACGATCTTGGATTTGCTCAACTCCAAGCAGTTGTTGAGAAGGTTCTCTCTACGGCCTATGCCAACGGGATTATTGCTTACAATGCCACAACTAAGGCAGCGGACTATTCAGTTACGGCTGATAAGTATGCCGACCTGTCTGTTGAGGACATCAAGAATCGTCAATACAACGGGATTCACTGGTCTTACACGCCTGCGGATGCTGTGCATGGCATGAAGGTCGGCGGGACTCTCGATTTTCCATACTAAAGGGGTGATAAATAATGGCTAAATGGAATTACGATGCAACTGATGTCAAGGTCATTGCTGATAATGAACCGATGTACGGGTATCAGCCCGGCGATATGGTCTCCGGTGAACGTGCAAACAACACCGAAGATTATGATGTTGATGCTCAAGGCTGGGGTGTTTTTAGTACAAATAATGATATTCATGGAACTATCACGATTAACTTGTCTGCTGGTTCACCAGCAAACCTTAAGTTGATGGCTCTCGCTAATGCTCATAAAGAATTTACATTGAGTGTTACGACGCCACACGAACGGGTTTACTCGAATCAGGCCAAAATCCAAAAGGTACCATCATTTGGTGCGGGGACCAAGACCGGCGTTAAAGCATGGGTAATCTTGTGCATTGACTACAACGATGAAATGAACGAATAAAACTAGACGCTTAGGGTTCGACTCCCTGAGCGTTTTTTGTACCAAAAATTTATGTAAAGGGTGATTACAAATGACTGTAGTAAAGAAAACTGTATCGCAAGACACTAAGGCAACTAATGAGGTAGCGAAGGCGCGGCAAAAACGTGATGAAGTAGAACGGATGCCACTCAAGCGGATGGGTAAGACCGAAACTATTACGGTCGATGATTACGATGGTCCCAAAGACTACACGTTCTTTTTCCCTGGTTTAAAGAAGGCCCATAACCTCGTAGACTTTGCACGCATGGGGAACGGAGTTATTGATAATACCACGTACAATGAAGGCCTTATGAAAACGGTAATTGTGGAACCTAAGACGGATTGGGATTACTGGGATGAACATGATGGTTATGGCAAGGTCATGGACGAAGCTGATCGGTTTCTTGGCGAGTGGCTGCGCAAGTAATCGAAAAGGAATGCAATTGGAGCTTGCCTATCGGAATAATCGGCAGTATGAGTGGCCGGTTGAGATGGGGATTGCTACGCGCGAAGAGGTTGAGTTGGCGACCTTTGATGAACTAGAAATGTTTAACTATCAAGCCGATAAAAAATTTGAGTTGATGCAAGGATTGAATCCCGAAGAATAGTGAGGTGAAAAAGTATGGCAATCAAGCACACGACAATCGATATTGATTGGAAAGTGGATGATAGTGGGCTACGGTCTGCAGAAGGTAGCGTCAAAACACTAGAAACGGCAACAAAGTCGGCAACGACGGCAAGCGCCAGTTTCTCAGCCAGTCAGCGAGCTTCAGCAGCGGCCCAGCGAGAGTCTACGTCAGCTGCCAAGTCTTATACCGAGGCCCAACGCAATTCTGGACGACAGGATCGAGAGTCTGCGCAAGATAGGGCCAAGCTTAAAGAGCAGGTCAAGGAATACGAGACGGCTCTTAAATCCTCTCAACGTACTATTGAGCTAACCAAAAAGGCTGACGCTTCCTATACGGAGATGCTGAAGGTCCAAGGTCATGCACATGCTGCCAACAGTGACCATATTCGATCACTGCGCGGTACATACGCGAGCCTACAGACTCAGTACGGCAAAGAGGTAACTCAGCTTCAGCGTGTAAAGACAGCTAGTGGCTCAACTTCAGAGGCCTATCAGGCACAGCGAAAGCGTGTTAATGATCTGGGCCTACAGATGGCTAAGACTTCTAACGAACTCAATGGGTTCAATCGGGCACAGAAGTCCATGAAGTCGGCGTCTGAGTCCGCTAACCGTGTTTATGATAAGACCAAGGCATTGAGCCTAGGTGTCGGCGCAGCGTTTGTCTATGGCGCAAAGAAGGCCATTGAGCTTCAGCATGAGTATAAGGTCACCAATAACTTGCTGACGACCGGCGGTGAGAGTGCCAGAACTTCACTTAAGGCCACTAAGCAAATGCAGGCTGATGGTGCTAAATACTCTATCCAGTATGGCAAGTCCCAAAAGTCAATTGCTGAGGGGTATCAAGAGCTGACCAAGCGTGGTTACACCTCTGAGCAGTCTCTTGGTTCTATGAAGTCCATGCTAAAGGCATCTGTAGCTTCTGGGGACAGTTTCTCAGACGTTGTGCATGATTCAACAGCAGCCTTAGAGTCCTTTGGGATGCGGGCAAATTCAACTTCTGGCATGATCCGAAACACTAAAAAGGTCACCAATGAGATGGCATATGCCGCCGATTTGACGGCTACGGACTTCCATTCGATGGGGATTGCTCTTAGTTATTCTGGTGTCAGTGCTAAGCAAGCCGGATTAAGTCTGTCCGAAACTGCCAGTGCAATCGGTATTTTATCTAACAATGGTCTTGAAGCTGATAAAGCTGGGACTGGGTTACGTAAGACGCTGACCAGTTTACAGTCGCCTTCAAAAGCAGCACAAGGCGCACTTGATAAATTAGGACTTTCAACCAAAGATTTCACCAAGAAAAATGGTGATATGAAGTCTATGGCTGACACTTTTAGACTAATTCAAAAGCATAGTGCCAAGCTAGGAGCGACTGAAAAGGCCTCTGTATTTCATAATCTGTTTGGGGCAACAGGGCAACAAGCTGGAGCCATCTTAGCTGAAAATGCTGATCAGCTTGGCAAGTTAAACGAGAAGGTCAAGGATTCAGCTAAGAATGACTATACCGGCAAGCTGTCTGCAAAGAACATGCAGTCTGCTCAAAACCAGATTAACAAGTTCAAACAGGCAGCATCGGGTTTAGCTATCACTTTTGCACAAACGGTACTCCCGTCGATTACTAAACTGGCAATCGGTATGGGGGGCTTGCTGGAGAAATTTGGCAAACTTGATAAGTCACAAAAGACCATGCTGACGTGGACTGCCATAACGGTTGCTGCATTGGCACCAGCTGCGAAAGTTGTTAGTGTTATCACAACACTAGGTAGTGCGGCCATCAAGACGGCCAAACTTATCAAAGGCTTAGCTGTATCTCAGGATGCATTAGCTGCGTCTTCGACAGCATTGGCAGAATCCGAAGGAGCAGCTAGCGCTGCTACAACCGGAGCTTCTGCCGGTGGTGGACTACTCTCTAAGGGTAAAAGCCTCGCTGGCGGATTCGTTAAAGGCGGACTAGTTGCTGGCGGCGTCACAATCATCGCTCAGAACCTACCTACGGCTATTGCTGGACAGTCTAAGGGCATGTCCGAGGCCGCTAAAGGTCGTGGAATTAGCAAGGATACCAAGAAGCAATTTCTTGGCGGTATTGGCACGGACGAATGGATTGGCAACAAACTAGGATCGGCTTGGAAGTGGGCCAACACGACTCAGCAACCAGCTGGTAGCAAGCCTAGTAAGAAGTCTGCTAAGAATCCATATAAGAAATTCCCCCAATATGCTAAAAAGGCCATATCTGATGTTGGTAAGACGTTCAATGAAGGTGAAGGCCGGTTAATTCGTGCGACGGATGCGAACAGCAAGTCCGTTTCTAAGTCACTGCTATCTGAGAATGCTAAAACTTATAATGGTCTGAAAAAGCAGGTTACCAATTATGGCGATACGCGGATCAAGGAGTCAAAACGAAGTCTAGATGTTTTAGTCAAAAACGGTTCTCTTACTAAGAAACAAGAGAAGTCGATTCTTGATAGCGAGCAAAAGTCTAATTCAAAGCGCGAGGCTTCAGCAAAAAAGGCCATATCCGAAGTTACGAAATCTGAGGCTAACGGTGGTAAGGGTCGTCAAAAGGCCGTTGCCAACGCTAATGCCAAAATTGCTTCACTGATGTCTCAAGGCAATGCTAAGCAGAAGGTTATTCTGGGAAAGCTCAGCGACAGTACCAAAAAACTGTCTGCTAAGCAGGGAGCTGCAGTAGTTCAATCATCGTACAAGGCCATGCGGAGTACGATCAAAAATGCTAACACCACCTATACCAAGTCTAAATCGGCAGCATATAAGAAGTACAAAGCCGTTATGTCGGCGGCCGACCATGAACGGTATGTCACTGGGACCCTATCTAAGAAGCAGTATGAGGCTATTAAGAAAAAGGCCGAAAAAACACGTGACAAATCAGTTGGTGCTGCCAAAGATCGTCGTGATAAGACTGTTGCTGCCGCACAGGATGAGCACGAGAAGGTCGTTCGCGAAGCACGTGCTCAGACCAAAGGGCACTTGAAACAAGTTGACCAAGAGACCGGACAGACTGTTGGACTATTTCAGTCAATGGTCAACAAAATCAATTCAATTCTTACGGGAATTAAATGGCCTGATATGGACCATCTAACATCCAATGAAATTGACAAGGTAAGTAAGAGTACCGCCAAAAGTGCAGTAGCACAGAATAAGACGCTTAGGAATATGGATGCCGGGAAGAAACATCCGGCAGCTACCAAGTCTAAGGCTACTTTCCGAACTGCGCCGAAGCTTAATACCGGTTTTGCTGTTGGTGGTGCCATCCGTAAGAACGGTATGGCAATGGTTGGGGAAAATGGCTCCGAGGTCTTACAACGCGGGAAACAGTTCAGCGTTGTAGGTGCTAAGGGTGCGCAACTTCTACAGGTACGGTCAGGTGATCGTATCTACAACCACGCAGATGTTACCAAGATGGCGCGAGGTTCCTTTGGGCAACGACTCCCTAACTTTGCTGCTGGCACGACCCAGTTAACTAGCTTTGCAGCTGGTAGTGGGGCCGCTATGCCAGGGCTGAGCAAGAAGACCTCTAAGGACTCAATTTCGGAATCCAAAAAGATGTCGAAATCAGTCACTAAGAACTACGGTGACATGTCTAAGAAGTCTTCTTCGTCGCTGAAACAGCTCAACAAGAAAAACGCCTCATTGTGGCATGATACTCGCACTGATGCGGAATCTGAGACCACTAAACTGCATAAGCGGGTGGTCAAGAAGTTTAACGACGTCAAAGATGATACAGTCACCTCACTGAAGTCGATGCACAAGCAGTTTAACAGCGTCACAACGGACCTAGTTAGCGATTTTGGGTCCATTTTTGGCAAGTTAAAAGGTCAAGCCCATGACGGGATGGCCGGTGCAATTTCATCGATGAATTCCGGTATCAGCAGTATCGATACCACACTGGCTCAGTTTGGTGGCAACAAGTCTGTGTTGAAGCCAATTCACTATGCAACTGGGTCTAAGGGTCCAATCGCTAGTGACCAACTGGCAGTCCTTAACGACGCAACGAGTGGCCCTCGACAAGAATTAGTGGCACGCGGCAGTCAACTCTTGAAGCCCATTGGTAAGGATGTCATTACGCCCCTAAAAAAGGGTGATGAGGTCTTTAACGGCACACAGGTTGAGAATGCTAAACCATACCTACCACACTTCAAGAAGGGGACTGGTGCGTCTGATGACAAGCTGATTAGTCTGGCTTCTAAGAATCATAAGAACCCAGATGCTGCTTGGAAACGTGACTTTGATGACAAGACAGCTAATCCTAAGGGGTCCGACCTGCAACGTGAGTTGACCACTACAGCCAAGGGTGCAACAGATTCTGTCGGTCCTAATTGGTACAAGGCTGGTTGGAACGTCATCAATGATGCAATTAATGGCGGTAGCGGGGCCGGCGGTAACTGGGCGCACTCACCAGGGCTTGCTAAAACTGATGGATTTAATTCCGCACGAGGAAGCGGACTGCATGATGGAAATGACTTTTCCGGTGCAGTTGGTTCGGCAATTCATGCCGTGCATGGTGGAAAAGTTATTCGTGTCGGGTATCCGCCCTCTGGCTGGGGAGCCGTTGGTCATTCGATTGTCGTCAAATCAGATGATGGATACGAAGAGATTTACCAAGAGTATGGGATGGCCAATAATGCGAAGGTTAGTGTCGGAGATACCGTAAGGACTGGTCAAACAGTCGCAACATTAGGCCATAACAATGTTGGCACACCGCCTCACGTTCACATTGGTGTATCTAAAGGCTCTGTCTGGAATCACGGTGGTATGAGCCACAATGGTTGGTACGATGTCACCAAGATGCATGGCAAGAGCTCTGGTGTGGAGAAGAGTAAGTCTAAGGATGCTGGCGTTGAAAAGCTCTTCAAGCGCGAGATTGGCAAGTCAGCGTTGGCTTGGATTTCTAAGAACCTTCAAAATGACTCGGCTGGCGGTTCAATGGGAAACCCCGGAGGGTCTGGAGTTAAACGCTGGAAGTCAGCAGTCGAGAAGGCTCTTAGAGCCAATAGCCTTTCAGCTACGGATTGGCGTGTAAATGATATGCTACGGCTTATCAGTCGTGAGTCAGGCGGCAACCCAACCACTGTAAACAACTGGGATAGCAATGCCAAGGCCGGTAATCCTTCTAAAGGTCTGACCCAAACGACACTATCAACCTTTAAGGCAAATGCTTTTAAGGGGCATACCAACATCTTGAATGGGTATGACAACATACTAGCTTCCATTCGATATATTAAACGCCGTTATGGTTCTGGACGGGCCGCCTTTGAGCGTGTTGCGGCAAGTGCTTATGCCAAGGGTGGTCGTCCGAAGGTTGGCGAGTGGTCAATTGTCGGCGAGAAGGGGCCTGAGCTTTTCAAGCCAGACTCAGCCGGAACCATTTATCCGCACGAGAAATCAAAGCAGATTGCGAACCAATCCATTCCTTCAAATTCACGACACAGCAGTAAACCCAAGATTGATTTTCACCCAACGATCCATGTCAATATAACTGGTGACGCCAGCGGAAATATCACGAAGCAACAAGTTATGAAGTGGGTCAAGGAAGCGATGGGTGAAAGCTTTGAGCAATTACAAGATCTGTTAGGAGGAGCATAATGGTAAAACCTGTATACAAACGAACTCGGGATGGGACTTCCGAGTTTTTTGGTGCATATATGCACGAATACGGAAAAAATAAGATGTCTCAACGAATCGGGATTCATGCCAAGACTGAGGATGATGATTCGGCTTCTGAGGTCACTCAGTATGCTATTGAGAAGGGCGAACCTATCACCGATCATTCAAGGCCAACAAGTAAGACAATCACCCTTTCAATATTGATTCAAGAAGATACGATGGCTAAGGCCAATAAGGTTTGGTCCAAGTTGAATAAGTGGCGGTTCGATGGCACACAAGTGGTTTTTAAGGGTGCTGTTGTCTACTACAAACACCTTCAAATTGAGGACTTAACCCGTCATGGCGAAAAGTACACTTCGACAATTGAGGCAACAATGAGCTTGAAGTTTGTACATTTTGCTAAGACTTCCCGAATCAAAAAGAAGGGTAAAAAAAGTAATGGCAACAAGAAACCTACTGGTAGTACCAAGTCTGCTCAGACTAAGGGCACTTATCGCAAGACTAAGGCCGGTGATACTTACTGGGGATTCCATCAAAGCTTTGGTACGTCAATTGCAACGCTGCGTAAGTGGAACAAGTATCCGGATCGCAAGATACCTATTGGTGTTCGGGTTAGAGTTAAGTGAGGTGAGTGGTGATGTCGCAACGTGACTATATTCCGATAAATGTTGATGATCTCCCAGAGATTTTTGAAATTGAATTAGCAGATGTCACCTTCAACTTTGGAGTTTCCTACAACGCTGTTGGTGATTTTTTTACGGTCGATTTATACGACGAGGACCTCAACCCAATCATTTTGGGTGAAAAATTGGTGTTGAATCACCGACTATGGGCCTATGTCAATGATGACCGGCTGCCAGCGGTTGACTTGGTACCAATGGATGAGTCCGGACAAGCCACAGCCGTCAATGCTGAGACCTTTGGGCGGACAGTGTTCTTGATGATCGATGATATTGACCCAACAGATGATCTTAGTAGCGATGACTATGTTGGAATTGGCGAAGATGGAGGTGATGATGATGGCAGCTAAGTATCAAGTGGATCGGCGAGTCAAGTTGGTGCTGGATACAGGTAAAGAAAAAGTGACGCTTGAAAATCTAAACCGGCTGAATCATTTGCTGGAAATTCAGTTTAGTGTGCCATTTTCTAGTGAGCCCACACCAGATGTTGCGACAGTGACCATCATGAACCTGTCTAAGAAGACACGGGCTCTTTTTAAAAAAGGAGAGCACGTCACACTTTACGCAGGATATAAAGGTGATGTTGGAGTTCTGACGGAGGGTAACATCAACAAAATTCCGCCTCTGCTATGGTCCGGTGTTGACTCGCAGTTCAGCTTTACCTTCATCCAGGGCGCCGACTACTCAAAAAAGAAAGATGTTTCAATCACCTTTAAGAAACAATCGGATGCTGAACAAGTTATCAAGACGATTGCCAAAAAGTCAGGCATTCCGCTGAAATCCATCAAGCTGCAAATTCCGAAGAAATTTAAAAAGGGCTATACAGCTGATGGTCAGCCGTTAGAACTGATTGAATCTATTGCTAAGAAGTGTGGGTCGGTTCTCCGAATTGTGCGTGGAAAATACTGCGTGGTTTATGACACCAGTGCCAGTGATCTGCAAAAGATTGTACGGACACGACGTACTGCAGTCCGGTCGGCTCATAACCACTATCTGACCAAGTTGAAACAGCAGGGGACGGCAGCCAAGTATCGGTCGTCTACAACAGCAACAATCTCTAAGGACCGGGAACTTTACAAGAAGAATCTGACAGCGGCTCAGGGACGATTGGCCAAGGCTAAAACCAAGAGTGGCAAGGCCGCGGCCCAGAAATCTATTAAACACTGGCAGCAGCGGATTAGTGATGTTGGCAGCTTAAAATCTCACAAAAATGCTGTTGAATCCTATGCCAATCGTACCAAAGAAGTTAAGGACGCTAAGGATGATTGGATTAATGCTAAGAAGTTGTTGACCAAGGCGGAGAGGGCGTTGAAGAAGGCCGGAGGGGCCAAGAAAAATAGCACGGCAACTAAGCCTGCTGAGTTCTTACTCTCAAACGAAACCGGACTCACTGATGAGCCTGCCTACAGTGAAGATGACGATGGTGAATCTTGGAGCTTTAGTTGTCTACTGCAGCATCGAATAACGACTGATGCGGTGATCAAGGTCAATAGCCGAAATCTGAATCGTACAATGGTCGTCGATAATGGTGAGCACGCTTATGATGGATCATCCTTCCTAACAACGGGGGTGCTTAAATAATGGCCAATAAAAGACCGGAATTAAAGTTTTTCCGTTTCTTCGCACGAAAAGTAAAACGTGAGACACATGTCCACCTACTTTGCCGAGTAGTTTCGGTAGAATCGGATCATACCTGTACCGTGCAGCCTCAAGACCTTGCGTCTGATGGCGATAAGCGAGGGATGATTCTGAGTGTACGAATTCCTAAGCATGCTCGAGACGATGTGAAAAAGGATGTCAGCGTAAGTGTGGGCTTCTTTGATCGTGACGTTTCAGAAGCAGATGTAGGCGATACAGGGGATATTTCAAACGCTTCAGACCGTTTGCATAGCTTGAACGATGCTTTTATCGAGGCGGTGTTTTAATGGAACTACGAGATTTAAAACAAGATGAGAACGGCGATTTAGTCATCGAAAATGGTGAAATGCAGACGGTTACTGGTAAAGAGGAGTTGGCTCAAGGAATTCGCACCATCATCAGTAATCAGCTGGGGGACGCACCACTAGAACCCAATTTGGGAATGGACTATGAAAATCTTATCGGTGAAGACTTTAATGAAGCCTTTGCCCAAGCTGATTTTGAGGATGCAATTTTGGAGCAGGAACCCCGAGTGGTAGCCATCACAGATACCACTTTTAATTTGGACCATAAAACGCGAATTTTGTCAGTAAATTTGAAAATGACCGTTGATATGAACCAAACAGGTATTGAAGATGATCAAGAGGAAATAGAACAGGAGGTGACGATTGATGGCGAAAACTGATGCTGAGTATGGACTAACGCCGCAAGGTTATGTAGCGGAGCCAGAGGATGCAATTCAAATTGACCTATTTGAGCTTGCTGGTAGTCTGATGGGTTCTAATATCGGAACGGCTGAAAAGTCTATCTTAGGTAGTTTTATCCGTATCGTGGCTCACCGACTGGCTAAGTACGAGCAAACTATCGGGAACGTTTGGGACTCGTGGTTTTTCGATACCGCAACAGGGATTACCTTAGACAAGGTTGTTGCCTTATTAGGACTAACCCGAAATAAATCACAACCAGCTTACGTGTCTTTATCTTTTACCGGAAAAGCAGGAACAGTGATTGATGCTGATGAGATGTTTGAAACGGAAGATGGACAAACCTTCATACTTGAAGATGCAGTTATTTTGGATGCCGATGGCAATGGTTCCGGCATTGCTGTCTCGATGGATGAGTCAGCTGATGCGAATGTCGCAGCAGGTACGATTACTAAGCAAACCATGCCAGTTGAAGAGATCACTTCGGTCACTAATCCGGTGGCAGCGACTGGTGGTATGACTACCGAGGATGATGAGACTTTTAAGAACCGGGTAAAAGTCTTCGAAGAATCACTGTCGGGGGCTACTCGTGACGGAATCAAATCATCAGTGGCTAACGTAGCCGGGGTCGATCAAGTAGAGGTTAACGTCAATGACACCAATGAAGTCGCTGAAAATAGTGACCCGCCAAAGTCAATTCACGTCTATGCTTCAGGCGGTATCGATGGTGATGTAGCCCAAGCCATTAGCGATACTCTTGCTGGCGGGACTCAGACAGTAGGGTCAACGGTTTGCAAGGTGCTGGACCGCGGCGGGCACCCGCAAGAGATTCACTTTGACCGTCCAACAGGCGTGCCAATCTTTATGACGGTCACACTTGATACTGATAGTACCTTATTTGAGACAGATGGAATTGACCAAATTAAAACCAACATCAAAACGTATCTTAACTCTCTAACGATGGGAGATAAGGTGCGTTTTACTTATCTCTACACTTTGGTTTATGGCGTTGTCGGTGTAACCGATGCGGAGATCAAAATCGGGCGTTCAAGCAACACTTTAGCAGCGTCCGACATCCAGTTGGAAACCTTTGAGTCAGCAGCCTATGTTTCGGACGACATCGAGGTGGTAACTAATGCAGATTGATCCCACGATTAAGGACTTACCATCATCTTTTGATCGGTCTACTGGATCAAATAACTGGAAGTTGATGCAGCTAGCCGAACAGCCGATAAATGCGGGTGAAAAGCGACTAGATATGCTGTTGAAAATGCGGTCACTAGACACTGCTGAGGGCGGATTCCTAGACAGAATAGGTAACCTCATTGGAGTTTATCGAGGACAGATGGATGACGATTTCTATCGGCGAATGATTTACGCACGTCTTGCGCGACGTCATACCGATGGGACCATCAACCAGATTTATGATGTCGTCTCGGTAATCCTATCTGCGGACCCACACGAATTTTGGGTACGCCCACTTTGGAACGTAACTGGTGAACCGATGGCAATTGAGGTCTTGAATGTCCCGGCAATCTATGTTGACTCACAGGAGAAGGAAGCAATGTTGCTTGACCAGGTCCGGGCATCCGTTGCGGCTCCAACCAGAGTAGCTTCGATCCAGTTCCAAACGACAGTCAAAAGTAATCTCTATATGGCCTCTTATACTATGGTTCACCAAACAATTCATACAACAATGAATGTCGCGCAGAACCGCCATATCTCGATGCAAGGCGATGCAGGACTAGCTAGTGTCACCAAAATTAGACAAACAATTAAAGCAAAGGAGGGGTAATAGTGGCAAGTAATGACGAACAGAGAAGTGCAACGACTATCCTCACGACTGCGGCCCAGTCAATAGCCGCACGGCTTATCGCCAATGAGACGACGGCAAAATTTACCAAAGCAGAAATCAGCACCACTAATCTTTTTAATCAATCAGTTACCGAGTTACAAGTCCTGACGTCTCTGGATAATGTACAGCAGACAGCTGACATTAATACCGTGACAGTCATCAACAACAATACTGTCAATGTCAATGTTGCAATCGACCAAACCAAAGCACCTAATAATTACCAGATGAATTCAGTTGGGCTTTTCGCAGTTGATGGTGATGGTAAGGAAGTGCTGTACAGTGTCACCGTGCTAAAGGACCCAGTCTATATCCATCAAGATGCAATGGGGTCTGCATTAGGAATTGATCTGGAAACAGTAGTGGGTCAGGCAAGTAACGTCGAAATATCAGTTAACCCAGCTGGCGCCGTTACTAACGAAATCCTAAAAGCAACATTGGCCGATTACGTCAAAACGGACGATGTAAAAAGCCTTATCCCTGCCACCGTCATCGATGGTAGCAAGCCAGCAGACTTCAAGGAGGCCGTCACGCTTGAAAAGGGTGCGGTGGACGGCGCTGGCAATGCCATCGCGACTACCAAGAATGTATCCGATGGCGACGCTGAAACACTCAAGTCGGCAAAGGACTACGCGGACACGAAAGTTAGTGGCAAAGCTGACGATAGTACGGTTGTGCACACGGCGGATATGCGTAAACCTGCAAATGATGTCGCAGGTATAGAAGAAGTTAATGCCAAGCAAGATAAAATTGGCTACACACCAGCTGATGATAGTAAAGTATTGCACTCGTCAATCATTGTTCAGCCCTCTGGGACAGACTTAAATACCATGAAGACTGCTGGATTCTTTCAAGTACCAAATGGTTTGAATACAGCTCCTAACTCTGATAATTGGACAATTTATCAGATTATTCCATTAACAATATATAATGGTGTTCAAATTGCTTATAACACTAATAACAGTTGGGTAGCAAGAAGAACCTGGCATGCCGCAATAGGTATTGTGTTTTCTTCTTGGATTAAATCTTCTGACGATTCCAAAGTCGCCCACCTATCTGGAGCAAACAACTTTGACACCGTCCCAACGGTCAACAATAATCCGTTACTACTAGCAAGCAGTTTACCGTCTGATTTAGCACGGACTGGTCAAGATGCCAACTTTACCGCAAAACTCCAGCAGAATGGTCAAAATGTTGCACTTGTCAATAACACAATTGCCCGCAACCCGGATACGGGGAGAGCGACAGACACGACAGATTTTCCCTACAAGGGTTTAACAGTAGACGGTTACCCAATAATTCCACTTGTGTTGGTACCCGATAGGGCAACCGCAATTACCAAGACAGCCCAATATCCTAATTATGCGTTCATGTATGGAAAGGAGCTATCGTAATGGGAGTAATAGTTGGTAACCAGCAAATTTTGGGTTGCTTTTACCAAGGAAAAAAGATATATGAAGCAGCGCCAACGGTCTATATCAACTTCATTGAGTTATCAACTAAAGCCTATCTAGGAAGTATGGAGGTTGGATTCAGACAAACCGGAACGAGTAATGGCGTACCCATTATGAACGTAGCTAACTACCAGGAAAATGGTAAGAACTACGTTGAAAACAATGTGCCAGCTGGGTACGTACATGCTATTGATGGCGATGGTACCTGGCAGGACCAGGTCTTGGCCAAAAACTGTCCAGCTTTTTCGACTGTTGGTTATTACATTAAGAAGGTGTAGATGTGGGACTTATCTATAATAACAAGGAAATCTGGGAAGACACTTCTTCTGGTGAAGTTCTGTACCAGATTCCTACCGGGTATGATGGCTTTTTCTTGACAGGCAGCACAGGTGTACCAGACATAAAAAAGTTCAAAGCAATATCTGGGTCAAATACAATTCTGTTATCAAAGTCGATAGCAGATTGTGATAATGGAATTGTGGTTTTTTTGTCTAACCAAGTTGCAACTTGTCTCACAGCTGGGGACCATTACAAAACAACGTATGAACCTTTTCCCCCGGTATCTCCACAGAAAATGCTTATTAAAAAAGGCTCACCAAAAGCTTCAATGACTTTTGGATGGTACGGGGGTACCGGGGCTTCTAGCTCGCTAACTTCAACTGGTAATATTTCAGTATCGGAAAATCAGATGAAAGTTACCACAGATTCAGAAGCAGGCATGTACTTATATGTAGATAATGAATACATTTTTTGGGTCATTACTTCGATTGTTTCCTACTAAAAGGAGGAAAAGAAATGCCAATTTATTACGTAAAACCAGATTCAGATAACCAGTTTCCAGATAAAGATACTACACCCGTACTTGAACCAGCGGATGGCTTACGAACGGTGAATATCCCGACTACCTCAGTTCAATACTTCCTGCGTTACTGGTGGATGTATGCATTCAAGGGTGACGGTTCACAAGAGCTCAAAGCTCCAGGAAATTTGCCACCGCTTGATAATGATTATCTACAAGAACTGATTGATCAGCAGGGGAAGCAAATTGAACAACAGGCGAAAAACATTGAGTCATTGAAAACTGAAAATAAAAGCCTTAAGTCAGCCAATGAGTTAACGCAGCAAGGCTTGATGGAAGCTGTCGATTACTTGTCTTCACAACTACCACCGGCTAGCGCCACGACCGATACCGGCTCAGCTGCAACAAGTACAGCAGCCCCAGCTAGTTCGGCAGCAAGTGAATCTTAGGAGGTGATGGCAATGGAATTTTCAGCGTTAGCGCAGATTTACGCGCAAGCAATTATTGATGGCACACGGACTATTGAAGCCGTGCCAGTTCCGTTTCGGTCTGATGCCCAAGCCGTTTTGACACAACTACAATCAAACAAATAAGGAGATAATTAATCATGTTAAACTTTAAATTTTCCGCTTTAGCTGCCATTTACGCCGCCAACGTCCTTGACGGTGGTCGCACCATTGATGAAATACCATCCTATCTGCAACCCCAAGTGAAAGAAGTCCTGGGAAACTCAACCAGCACCGCCGCCGATACTACGCCGCAAGCATAGTGATCGCCGTTGGTGCTTTTTTGATGGGATTTTTTGTGGGAAAGAGATGATGTAGTATGCCACCAACCCCTTTTGGGTGGTCGCTCGTGATAGGCGCTGCTTCGCGTATGGTTGATAACCCGTTTATTGAAGCGTTCCTGTGGGCGGTTATGGCCGACCTGTTGACGGGGATTGTTAAATCCTTTTCACCGCGCGCTAAACACAAGGCAGACAGCTCAATCGGGCTGTATGGCCTCGCTAAACATTTGTTAATCATGCTTTTAGTAATTACTATTTATCCAGTTTTGGACGTTCTCGGATTTGATACGATTTCAAATTCGGTCGTCCTTTTTTACATTGCAGAGTATGCCATTTCAATCCTAGAAAATCTTGAAGTCATGGGTTTCCCGATTCCTGATTTTTTGCGAATTCGATTTAAAAAGATGGCTGAAAATGTTGGAAAGGAAAATGATAAAAAATGAACATCATTAAAGTTATCCAGTTATTGAGCGATACCGGTATCTTAGGCATCGTTATCTTTTTGTTTGTAGCATGGTTCAATCGAATTAATCCAGCCGTAAAAACTAAGATTGCATCTAATAAATCCGCCAACCAGCGTGAAGTTCTTGGTCTATTGGACAATCTGGCAAGTAATACAGTTCATCTGCTGTCGTCATATTATGAAATGCCCGGCGATGAAAAGCGAGAAAAGGCGGTAGCTGATGTCACTAGTCAGTTGAAAGGATTGGGGCATTCAGTTGACCCAGCTATTATTTCCGCGGCTATTGAGAAGGCCTATCAGCTTATGTCGGGGACCAATACAAAAGCCCAAGCAAAACAGGCCGAATACAATGCCGCTCTGGCGGACACAGAGCAAGTGTTCGCTGATAAACAAGCACAACTGGACAAGCAAGCTGCGACAGTGCCCGCTGACCCAGCACCCTTAAATGTGCCAGAAGGCACGGCAACTACGGAGGGAGATGCTAAGTAATGCCGCACTATGATGTTGTGGATACGTCCAATAACAATGGGATCATGACCGTTGCCAATTGGCGTTCGATGAAGAAGTATGGCGTCAAAGCCATGATAGCCAAGCTATCCGAAGGCACATACTTCACTGACCAAACGGCCAAGCCAAGCATTCGTAACGCGGTATCTGCTGGCTTACACGTCAACGGTTATCACTTTGCCCGATTTACGACAGTGGCTGGTGCTAAGGCCGAAGCTCAAATGGCGGCGCGGAGTGCGCTTAAGGCAGGATTGGGCAAGAACAGTGTGATCGTACTTGATTTTGAAGCCACCAACTCTGGTTGGAATCAGAACTCCAAAATTGTTAAGGCTTGGATCAACGAAGTCCACCGCATGGGCTATCCCAAAACGGATGTCTATACCATGGGTAGCTGGATTAACTCAGTGCCATTGAACAACTCGGGCCGTGGTGGTTGGGTAGCTAACTATCCTTATAACCCGTCGGGGTTTAAGCTTTATACCGGATATAATGGCTGGCAATGGACGTCAAGCATGCACTTCCCCGGGTGTTATGGCGGTTTCGATGTGTCCCAAATGTACTCAAACTACTACTATGGCACCGCAACTAAGGCAGCTAAGCCGAAAAAGGCCAGCTACTACCGATACAATCCCAAGATGATCTATGCACGGACACCGATTAATCGTTACAAGGACGTTGCCTTCAAGCACAAAGTGGACAACTTCCCAGCCGGCACCGTATTTGCGATTGCTAAAGTGGTAACCTATGGTAAAATTACCCGGTTCCAGTTGGCAAACGGCTATTACATCACGTCTAACCGAGCCAACGTTAATCGCTTATACTATTCCGTTGATGGCGGTGTCAAGCGAGTAAAATCTGTGCGCGGTACTCACCGGTACAAGGATAAGGCCCTTAAGCACGTTGTTGATTGGCAGCCAGCCGGCACTGAGTTTGATGTTGCTAAGATCGTCAAGTACGGAGATATTACTCGAATCCAATTGGCTAACGGATACTATATCAGTGGAAACAAGAAGGTTAACAGTTTTATCAAGTAATGCACGAAAGCGCTCACTCCTAACGGGGTGGGCGCCTTTTTTTGGGTGTTTACGTTTCTTTAATAAAAAGGCAAACTATTAACATCGCATGTGTGGTGTTTACAGTTTGCCATAAAAGGTGTAGTTCTGAATGCATTATTTAGCACTGTTGATTTTTTAATAGACTATAGAACTTTTGACAAGAAAAGCTGATAATGATACAATTCCCAGAGAATATACAACTAAAGTTTATTGGGAAAAGCATCCTACAAACCCTTATATAACGGCAAAAAAATAATTGCCAGGAGGTATAATATGGCAGACGCGGTATATAATCGAATACCTGATTTGGTAAATAGTTTTATTAAACAAGATAATAATAGTTTTGAAATAACGACTTTAACTTTGATTAGACTACTTGAAAAACGTGATGATAAGATCGCTCAGCAGTTAAAGAAAATTTTGTCAGACTATAGAGCTGGAAATTCTCATGTTAAAGAGGCGCGATCACTAACTTCGACGGAGAATAGAATGATAAATCTAACTATACCGTCAAAAAAAATTAAAGATCTAGTGACATCAAAAGCAATTCATGATGATATTTTAGAGGTTATTAAATCTCATGAAAAAGCGGAAGAGCTATATAAAGTAGGACTAAATCCAATTTCTAAAGTTTTGTTCAGCGGACCATCAGGAACTGGTAAAAGTACAGCTGCTGAAGTAATTGCGGCAGAACTTCGGATTCCTTTATACCGGGTGAACACAGCACAACTACTATCGAGTTATCTAGGGGATACTAGTAAAAATGTAGATACAGTTATAGAGTTTGTTAGAACACATCGGGTTGTTTTATTGTTGGACGAATTTGATTCTATTGGTATGGGACGTGAGGAAAACAATGATATTGGGGAAATGAGACGTATTGTAAATACATTATTGCAATCTCTTGATTCTTGGGAAAACCAAGGTATATTTATCGCAACTACTAATCGAGTTAAAGATGTTGATGGTGCATTGATGCGCAGATTTGATTTTAATGTTCAGTTCGCGGAACCTGATGAAAAAGCAAGGTATTTACTTTGGAACATGTATATAGGGGATTATGTAAATAATCCCATTTTGGAAAAAATAGCAAGGATGATTGACAATATTTCCCCAGCAGATATTGAAGTTATCTCGCATCGTGCTCTTCGTCAGTCAATTCTGAAAGAGTCAGATGTTGTTCAAATGTTAATCAAATTTTTGACAATTTTCATTCAAAAGAGTAGCTATCCTAAAAATGAAACTGTTAAAACGTTAAAGGCATTGGATCCAACCTTAACTTTGAAGCAATTAGCAAAAATTGTGGATTCCAGTACCAGTTCAGTCGGGCGATATTTAAAAAGTTAGGAGCTGAAGACGGTTGTCAGATACGAACAATATTATTTTTGGAAATGGTGTAGATTTTGTGAGTGGTATTGAGCGAAATAATCAAAACGCTAGAACACCAAAGATTTCGGATGAAGCTTTCTCAGATGCGTTAGGGCATATACTTCCACAAATTGAGCAGACTACGATTGATTTTAATTCACTTTCAGAGAAATATCGTATGTCAAAAGCGATTATTGGCGTAAAAATAAAACCAAAATATTTGTCAAAAACTTCTAAAATAAAGGAAATGTATAAAAAAACTAATTTAGAACGAGTTGGCTCATTATCAATTAATCAAGACAAATCAGATGCAGAAAATAGAACTCGAATAGAGTATTTACGGGGAAATCCGAGCGAACTTGATCAACTTGTAAAAGACATGCAAAATAACAAGCGAGTTACACAACAACTAAGAGCGGAGTTAGTGCGAATAGAAAGTATTGAATTACCTACGATTAAGGAAAAATTACAGTTGCTACCATCTGACTGGAAATCAGGAAAAATTTGTTTGGTGTTACATCCCAATGATGATTATTGTCAACTTATAGACAAATTAGCAGCCCTTCTTCCCGAACAGGATAAGAGTACATGGGAATCTTTTAGAGCGATTGATGGGTTGACTTATATTTCAATGAGGTTAAAACAATCAGAATTAAAATCATTGGCGCCTTTCAATCCCCTTAGGCAAGTAATGCCAACCCTTAATAGTGAGTCAGCTATTCAGATTGAGGGTGATTTTTCAACTGAAAGCAATGTGTATACTAACGATGCTTATAGAAAAAGAATCACCGACTTAATTCCTGTTGGGGAAATTGATGGTGGATTTCATTCAAATGGAACGCCTTATATGTCTGACATGAAGGAAATAGCAGCAGCTGATACTTCAAAAAGTAATTTTTACATGGAACATGGAACAGCAGTAGGGAGTATTTTGATGTATGGGAATCTTGATCAAATCGATCCAAGTACAACTATTACTCCGAGTTCACGTGTAAAGGTCATCAGAGTTCTTCCGACTGAGAAGATTAAAGTTCAAGGAGGAGAGGCGGAGGATTTTGACTTTGTCAAGGCAGCAAATTTAATTAAAGAAACAATACCGAAACATCTCGATGTTAAGGTGTGGAATGTTTCTGTCGGACCTTTTGGGCCGATACTCGATGAAGTAGCACCATTGACTGCTGCTTTAGATGAACTTGCGTTTAAATATCACATCATTTTTTGTGTTGCTGTGGGTAATACTGGTGAAGTGAATAATAACTTCTATACCCGGATCCAAACACCTGCAGATATGGTGAATGGTATTGGAGTTGGATCGTTTGAATACGACGATGTAAGGAAACCTCGATTAGCATCATATACATCAACTGGTCCGGGTAGAGAAGGGGCCATCATTAAACCAGATTTTCTTGCACACGGTGGCAGTGAACAAGATAAACTGTTGGCTTTTTCAACTGATTCATTTAATTTAAATCGGGTTTATGGCACTTCGTTTGCCTCACCAACAGTTGCGAACTTGGCAACTCAATTATTAAATGCAAGTACTGAATTGACAGCTTTGGATGCTAAAGCATTATTAATTCATCAAGCATCTTTAAATCCCTTAAAAAATGATTCTCCTAATCGGGTTGGAAGGGGGGTCGTGACAGGCATCTCAGAGTCTTTGAATAGTGCAAATAACGAATACCGCATTTTATATAGTTCTGAAATGTCCACCAATGCATTCGCTAAATTAGAGATTCCAATTCCAAATGTTGATGGCCTGAAATCCACTTCATTAGAGTTTTCATGGACTGTTTCAATATTTACTAATGTTGCGGCTTCTGAGTCGGACGAATATACTCAATGCACGATCGAGGATAGTTTTTATGCGAATTCAAAAAAATTTATTTTTCGAAAGGACAAAAAGTCTCTATCCAAATTGGAGTCTGATCCATGCGTAGAAAGATTGCTGCAGGAAGGATGGAAAAGGAGTGCCTTTCCAGCACCAAATGGAAAAAAATATGCTGCGCTTTCAGAATATTCGCAACGGAGTTACTTAAAGTGGGATACTGTAAAAAATGATCGAGTAACAAAACGCGTGACAAGTATTAATAATCCATTTTTGATATTACATGCCTTGTCACGCGATGGGAGTCATTATCGAATTCCTTATTCAGTTGTAGTGACAGTACGAGCAGTTCAGGATAATGATCTTTATCAGCAAGTTCAGGCACAGCATGCGCAGTTGCAACCATTAAATGTTGACAATCAGGTTATGACGAGGATTTAAGATCTACTAAATGAGCCTACTTGTTATTTATATAGATTCTTTAGTTTGGCTAACCCCTGATAGTAAATGCAGAATGTACTTTTAGATAACAGATCTAATGAGGGAAAGTAAGCAGATAAATGAAAGCCTTGTGCCTTCCTTTCATGAAATACAAGGTTAATTTCAACAAGCATTGAACTGAACCGCCGGATTCAAAGTCCCAGAGATTTAGTCGTAGTACAAATGGGTTAAGAGTTTCAATTTTTATAGCGCCATTTAGGCCACCACGAATTGCTTTCATTATAATCACCTCAGCTCTCATTATACGAACAAACGTTTGCTTAATCAATAAAAATATATAATCTTGAATGCTTATAAATAGATTTTTAATTAGGTGAGGGAATAAAACGGATTTATAAAAAGAAAAACGTTTGCACTTTTTTTGCACTGCACGGCTTTAATCATTGATATAGCACGATCAAGTATGCCTGCTCGGGGCATAATAGTAATAAAAGAGGAACACTGCTAAATCAACGTTTAGCGGTGTTCTTTTTTACAATCAAAAAACGAAAAGCTTAGAAGCATTGAAGTGCTTCATAATTGTTAGACAAAGAAGTCTAACGATTGTGAGGTACTTTTTTCATGGTTAAATATAATTCTGTTTTAAAAGCCCAAATTATAAATGAACATCTCAACGACGGTACTTCCGGAGCGGAACTAGCAAGAAACCATCAATTACCCAAGCGACAAGTTAATCGGTGGCTTCAACAGTATCGTTTGAACGGCATTGAAACACTTAAGCGGCACAAAACTAAGCGTAAGTTCTCGGCAGAATTCAAATGGAATGTGATAAACTACTACCAAACTCATGATGAGTCTTTAGCCGAAGTTGCCGGAAAATACAATGTTTTAGCCTGTCAAATCTGTACTTGGCGAAAAACGTTTATTCGAGACGGCTACTCTGGTTTAGGACCCCATCCCAAAGGTAGGCCAACTAAAATGAAACGTTCTAAAAAACAGATTCGTCAATTAGATTACTACATGAAAAAATTATCCGAACATGAATTCATTCAAAGTATGTCCCGTAAGGGAAACTGTCATGATAATGCTCCAATTGAAAGCTTTTTTCACCTTTATAAGACCGAATGCCTGACTGGATTCCCACCCTGTAAAGATTTAGCCGAACTAAAAGCAGTTTCCTTAGAATATGTTAATTGGTTCAATTACCAACGAATCTCATCAAAAACAAAAGGTATGTCCCCGTGTGAATATCGAGAACATACCTTAGCAGCGTAATAAATATTTACTTTTGTCTAACTTTTATGTTGCACTTCACATTTGCCTTTTAGTACGGGACCTTCCGTTAGCTTAATAAAGCTATTACGGATACTTTTAAATCTGCTTTCGGTCAGCAAGTTAAGCAGAGAACTGCGGGACTCCCTCTTTTTGATTCGTGGTATAGTGAAGGGTATCAGTGTAGTTAAGAAAGGGGTTATGAGTAGTGGCAACTCAGTTACCAGCAGAAATTAAAGTGCGTGGCGCACGGGTGAATAATTTAAAAAATATGGACGTCGACGTCCCACTCAATGAGTTCGTGGCGATTACCGGACGCAGCGGCTCTGGAAAATCATCATTGGCGATGGGCGTCTTATATGCGGAAGGAGCGCGCCGCTACCTTAACGCATTATCAACCTTCACCCGGCGGCGGATCAATCAAATGGGGAAGGCAGCTGTGGATTCAGTCGAATATTTACCATCAGCCTTAGCGTTACGGCAACGCCCACAAGTTCCAGGAGTCCGGTCCACAGTCGGCACGATGTCCGAAAGTTTAAATATTCTGCGACTCGTTTTTTCTCGGTTGGGATCGCCAGTTTGTCCTAACGGGCATCAAGTGCCACCAACCCTAGATGCCGCTGAGAATGATGGCTACGTAGTCTGTCCAACTTGTGGCGTTCGTTTCCGTGCACCAGGAGCAGAGGATTTTGCTTTTAATTCAGATGGGGCTTGTCCAACCTGTGGTGGTTTGGGAGAAGTTCGCCAGTTAGATGCCAGTTTGTTAATCGCTGATGACACGCTAACCTTACGGCAGGGGGCTGTGGCATCTTGGCATTTACCTGGCCGAAATTTCATGCCAACGGTGGCGGATGCGATTGGAATTCCAATCGATGTGCCGTATCGGGAATTGAGTGCGGCGGACAAACAGCGCGTTTTACATGGTGCCAAGCAAACCGTTGCCGTGAATATTCCCAGTAGCAAAGGCAAAATTTTTCACATGGATAATGCTGTTTATGAAAATGCCTTTGCAGCGGTTGAAGATAGTCTAGCGACAACTAAAAATGAACGAACAATAGCGAAGCTTAACAAATTTTATACGTTTGACACTTGTCCGACCTGTCAAGGCACACGTCTCAATCCGGAACGATTAAAACAGCAGCTCAATGGGCGTAATCTGGCAGAAGTGTGTGACTTGCCAATTAACCAGTTACGTACTTTTGCCAACACGGTGGTGGCGTGGTTACCTCCTACCATGCAATCGATGGGGACGGAGTTGATTGACGAGTTGCTAGCTAGTCTACAGCCCCTCGTTGATTTGGGGTTAGATTACTTGACGTTAAGTCGACCAGGAGCCACGTTGTCAACGGGTGAACTTCAGCGTATTCAACTGGGCAGAACGTTGCGAAGCGCAACGACGGGAGTTCTGTACGTCCTGGATGAACCGTCTGTTGGACTACATCCGGCTAACGTGACGGGGCTTATTAAGGCCTTCCATGAGTTGGTTGCTCAGGGAAATTCAGTGGTGGTCGTGGATCATGACACCCGGATCATTAGTGCGGCAGATCATGTCATTGAAATTGGTCCCCAAGCAGGTAAGTTGGGCGGTACAGTTGTGGATCAAGGAACGGTTGCTGAGATCAAAAGCAGTGCGCAATCGTTAATTGCACCATTTTTAACGGGACGAGCACAGTTACGGGAACGCCCTACGCTGAGTTCAACTGACTTATGGGCCAAGGGGCGGCTGGCTATTGAGGTAGCGGACCGATTTAATATCAACGATGTGTCAGTGGCCTTTCCTAAGAACCGGTTGACCACGGTGACGGGGATGAGTGGTGCTGGAAAAACAACGTTAGTCCTAGACAGTTTGATTCCAGCAATTGAGGCTGAGGTTGCGCATCACCCGTTGCCAACCCATGTTCGCCAGCTTGAACGGGGGAAGATTCGCCATATCGTGACGGTTGACTCAGTTCCCGTGGGTAAGAATGTGCGCTCAACGGTGGCAACCTATACAGATATGCTAGATCATTTACGCAAATTATTTGCGGCAACGCCGGCGGCCCAAGCACATGGATATACGAATAGCCGGTTTTCATACAATGTTAAAGCAGGGGCCTGTCCACTGTGTAATGGAACCGGTCAAATCTCATTAGATGTGCAGTACTTACCGGATATTACCGAAGTTTGTCCGCAATGCCAAGGGCAGCGGTACAATCGTGAGACCCTAGCGGTGAAGTGGCAAGGATATAGTATTGCCGATATTTTAGCCTTGTCCGTGGATGAAGCCTTGCCAATTTTTGCGACAGAAAAGGCGATCAGCCAGACCTTGCAGGCGCTCCACGATATGGGGCTGGGCTATCTATTATTAGGAGAAAGCACCCCCGCTTTATCGGGAGGCGAAGCTCAGCGATTAAAATTGGTATCACGAATTGGTAAACGACAAAACGGCACTTTGTTTATTTTTGATGAGCCGACGGTGGGTCTACATCCCTTAGATATCCAACAACTGGTAAAGGTCTTCGATCAACTCATTTCACAGGGAGCCACCGTGATTGCCATTGAACACGATCTTGACTTGATTGCCAATGCTGATTATGTGATTGATATGGGGCCCGGCGGCGGAATTAATGGCGGCCAGGTAGTGGCTGTGGGAACGCCTAGCCAAATTAGTGCGAATCCAGCTAGTGTTACGGGACGCTATTTAAAAGAAGAATTACATCTGTTTGCGCAGCAGGTATAGGAGATTTAGGTAACTAATAGTATAAATGAGAGGGAGTGCTTGGTGTAAGCCATTGAGAGCATTCCCTTTTTGAATTCAGGTAAGGGTAATGCTGATAAACCGGAGATTATTGAGGAAAATATTCTCAGACTTGAAGTTCGCTGCAAATGAGATAGTATATAATGCAAGTGGGGGGATGCGTGTGAGTTATAGTAGACCATTCTATCGTGTGGTCGCATTTGTTCTTGGTCTGATGTTGTTAGTGATCCCTTTGACAGCACAATATTCTAATTTCGCGATCCCCGCTATTATCTTGGGGCTAGTATATGTATATTATATGTGGGTGGTTTCGTTGTTGCATAAGCGAGCCAGGGTATTTATTAGACTCTTTATCCATTTGATCTATACCACAATTGCGGTTAGAACGATGTACGTTGCTTGTGATCATATTTTTATGATGCATAATCTCATTAGCTGGATTGACATGCTATTTGCATTGGTTGCTTTTGGTATTTTTGGGATTAAGACGATTATAATTTTTGTCAATAATTATGATGATATTATTAGTCTGCTGCATTAGACTAGCTGTTAAAAATGAATTACTTCTTAAGGATGAACGAAATTGATTGGAGTCAGTTTCGCTCATTTTTTACATAAAAATTTGCTTGAGCCCGCTTAATTGTCAAAACACCGAAAATGTTCGTTATTTCAACGATTTTTAGTTGTATAATGGTGTTAATTATAGGGGGTGCTGATATGGGTAAAGAAGCAAATGAACTAGCCAAATCGGTTGTAAGTGCGGTCTTGAGTGAGCTACGTCGGTACAAAAAGAAAGATCCCAATAAGGCATTTATGTTATTAGACTTAGCGGGAAACATGGTTACAGAGATTAGAAGTTGTGGGCCGTTAATTGCGTGTGAGTTGTTAAAAAACGATGGAGTAGAGTATATGAAATTATATAGTCCTAGTACCGTTAATTTTGAGATTCGAGAAGTAAAGAACAATTAGTCTGACTTATATCGAGATGTAATACCAATACGATCTACCAGACTAATGCTAATTTTAGATGGTTGTTATATTAGCTCTGCTTACTTTAAGCGGGGCTTTTTGACGTCTTTCTCACATCTAAATAAGTTAGTGGAGATTCATGGCTAGATGTTGATTTTAAAATAAAAAAGTTCTAGTGACTATAGATAGCATCTGGTTAAAATTTATCGAGAAATGCGTTTAACAATGAAATAATTCGTTTATGAAATATATTAAGGCAACAGATTATGCGAAATGTGTAACTCTCAGTAACTATATTAGTCAATCCCAAATAGCCTTTGGGAACCCAATGAAAGTTAAAATACCGTCCAATATCATTTAAACTGCTACAGTATTGTGTTAAAATGTTTTTATAGTATTAAGTATTGTAAGTGCTAATGTAAGCGGCATATATATATCAATGCTATTATAAAACGGACTAACTGGTAGACTATTAAAGCCATTAATAAATGATTGGAATTGGGTTCAATCATTTCTAATAAGACACAATAATTTTTAGGGAGGAGACCAATTTGAAGCTATCGACATCGCGATTGGTAATTTTACTACTAAGTTGTCTGATTTTCGGCTTTGGCATTATGAAGGGGCAGACGGCAGAAGCTAGTATTACGACATCTGGTAGTACGTATACGGTAACCTCGGGAGATGACTTGTTTAACTTGTTGACGAATAACAAGAATTACTGGTCATCCCAAAATGTTCCACCGACGGATCTGACAATCAAGGTGGCTAATACCATTACGTTACCGGGGTATGATGCGAGTTTATATAGTGGGCTGACCAATGTTAAGGTTGATTTTCAACAACACCAGTTCTATGCAGGAAATTACGTGGCGTCGCGAGTTCTAATTCCAAGAACGAGTTCGGCTCAATTAACCGTGGCCAACGTCAACAACACGAGTAATGCCACTACTAACCAGGTTACTGGAGTGCCAAACTCAGCTGGAACGGGGACAGCGACAGCTTATCTCAGTACCTACTACGGTATGTTGTTTTCATCAGATTTTGGGCTGTCGGGTGGCACGACCTCCTGCGCGTCACAAGTCACGTACGATAATGTTGTATATAATATGCCCAATAATTTGACCTACAATCAACCATTGTGCACCTACTTTGTACCAATCAATTTCACTGGAAAAAATAAAATTATCACTGCCGTCTCGGGACAACAAGTTGGTGAAATCGCAAATTTAAAGGTCAGTTCGGGAACCACTGAAATTATTGGTGGCGATGGAAGCAGTGGCTTAGCTGGTGGGATGTTTTATCCCTACTACAATAACTTGAATCAGGCTGACTTTCCGATTGATGTGGCAAAGGGAGCAACCTTGACGTTAACCAATAAAGATGCCAGGGCCCCCATGTTTGCATTTATTGGTATAGCCAATTCAGTAACAATTAATAATCAAGGAACCTTGAATTTAAACGCGACGAGTGCACAGACAACGTTATTTGGTTCGGGAACGAAAGGGGTAACCTTAAATGCTTCCGCACAGGCCAATACCAATATTAATACAGCCGGCGCAGCATTTAGTAATGACATGGGGACAACGAAGTTCATTGGTAATTTTGCCGACCAATCGCGTACAGTGCTTTCGTCCGCGACCTCTGTTTTTAAAAATTCAAGTGCTTGGAAAAACAATAGTTCCTTGAATGTTACGACTGGTGCTAAGATCGCGGCTTATAGTGGTGGTACCCAAACAGGTGGGTTAACCGACTCCAGCAGCCACTATATTCCGGTGACGTTTAATGGGGGGAGCATGGCTCAAGGCTTTTTAAAGCCAAGTGCTCCCAGTACGACGGACGATTATACCGGACTAGAACCGGCCGACTCGAAGTTTAATGCGGCTGGTAGTACCGTAAACTCTAATGACTTAACCAATGCCAATAATAAGGGGTTGCTTATTTCAGCGGAACTATTGGGGACTGACCTTGGTGCAGTCGATCAGTACAAGTGGGATTACAATATTGCGGACCTAAGTGAGCAGCCTACGTTACTACCGCGAACGACCGGAAACGATCTTTATTTTAGAGTGATTGATACACGGTCCGCGACGCCGTCTTTTTCGGTGATGGCAAGTTATACGCCAGCCGAAACACAGCCGTTTACCATGTGGTTTAAAAATGATCAGTCGGCGGTTCAGCTATCGCCAACCGATCAAACTGTGCTTAGTGCTGACCAGATGACGGCAGATAACGGGGTTTATACAAAAACTTTTGATGAGAACACCGGTTTGCTGCTTAAGGCTAGCATCGCTGCGCGGGCCGGATCGTATACGGGGAAAGTAGTTTGGACCCTGGTAGATGGTGTTCACTAG